TTAGGATTCCTGTATACCCTCAAGCTGCAAAAACACTGGACAATGATCGCTACCCATTACACTGCACTCCATCCCCGCCAGCTCCAGCTGCGGTGCAAGACGTGAAGACGCCAAAAAGTAATCAATGCGCCAGCCTACATTCCGTTCTCTGATCTTCGGCATATAAGACCACCAGGTGTAGGCCCCTTCCTGATCGGGATGAAGGTGTCTGAATGTATCAATAAAACCCGAATCCAAGAGTACCGTCATCTTCCCCCGCTCTTCATCGGTAAAGCCTGAATTTCCGCGGTTGGCTTTGGCATTCTTCAAATCGATGTCCTGATGGGCAACATTCAGGTCTCCGCACACCAGCACTGGCTTACGCTTGTCCAGCTCCTGAAGATAACTGCGGAAGCGATCCTCCCATTCCATCCGGTAATCCAGTCTCGTCAAATCCCGTTTTGCATTCGGAGTATAGACATTCACCAAGTAAAAGTCAGCGAATTCCAGTGTAATCAACCGGCCCTCGGGCTCTGAATCTTCTTCCATGCCGTATCTTATAGAGAGCGGCTTGATTTTCGTGAATACCGCCGTTCCCGAATACCCCTTCTTCACTGCGTAATTCCAGTACTGTTCATACTCTTCTCCCAGTTCCAGAAGAATTTGTCCGGCTTGAAGCTTGGTCTCCTGTACACAAAAGATATCTGCAGCCGTTTCTTTGAAGTATTCCATGAAGCCTTTGCTAACGCAGGCTCTTAACCCATTCACATTCCAGGATACCAGCTTGATCATCTTAATTCTCCTTACTATTAACAGAATTACTCCCAGTGTAACATATTACAACCTGCTGAATCTCTAACGTTAGTTAGCCGCAAACTTCAATACCAGTGCAAGGGCAGCCATGTTCCATCCTGGATGGAATATTAATCCAACTATAGGCTTGCTATTAATTTGTGCTAACCTCCCATGTCATTCGTCAAAACAATAATAGAGTAACAGAATAGAATATTCTATCAAATGAAAAGGAGGTCGTTACCATGGCTATCTTGTTACCCATTCAATTCTTCAACCTGGCACCCTCTGTAGGTAAATCCTATTACGAGAATCTGGCAGGTGGCATTGATGCAGCTGTAACGGTAAACAACGGTTCTGCATTCCCTGTGGATCTTGTCATTTACCGGGTCAATGCGCCAGTTGTCACTTATACCATCCCTGCACTGAACAGCCTTACCCTTTCTGTCAAAGCACTTCTGGTTGCCGCACTTCTCAGCACGGCTGCCGGCGCTGTCTTTGGCACCATTGAAATTGCAACATCCGATTTCTAGAGCACCGCCAGAGTATCCCCCTCATACGCTCATGGACTTTTCGGGACTTCCCTCAGTTCCGTTAAGTCCTTTTTTTCTGCCTCATGGACGTATCCCAACAATTATCCCTCCCAGTTCCACCCCGGGCTTTTGTGATTTTGTGATTTTATTGTGATTTGTGATTCTCGAAAATCGCTTGTTAAATCTTCGGTACTCTCCCCGTCAATCGCAGCACCTCCAGCTTCCGCTGCAGATCCAGCTGCCATTCATGATCATGAGTCGATCCGGCCAGCACCGACAGGTTCTGAATCATCAGACTGTCCCAACAATACCTGGCATTCTCTCGCAAGCAGTACTCCAGGTCCTTTGCTTCTTCTAGCGTGATAGGTCCTTTCTTGTTAATATGGTATATCTCCGCCAATCTTAAATGTATGGGCAACATCTGAATCACTCACCTGTATTAACTTCCTAATACATTAAATGCAACTCGTATCAGTAAGTTGATACATGTATGAGGTAGTTGATACATTTATTTTCCTACTGTATACTTTTGGTAAAGGAGGACTGTCCATGATCGTTAATCATGTCAAGGAGATAATAAATCAGCAAGGGAAGACCATTCGAGGAGTCGCCAGAGAAACAGGGCTTGCCATTAATACGGTGTCGGGGCTGTATCATAATACATCAAGGCGCGTGGACATGGAGACACTGGACAGGCTTTGCAAGTGTTTGAAGGTTAATGCCGGGGATTTGCTTGAATACATAGAGGATTAAGAGCGGGCTACTCTATAATATCGCAATCGCAAAATATCGAGAAGAAGAAAACGAGGGGAGAATTTCATTTGAATTCCGCAGATTATCTGTTTGATCAATTCAATGAACTTGGTTTACGCTTATTAAATAAAATGAAGGAAGACAAACAGGAGGAAGGACTTTTTTTAGACTTTAAAAATCTAAGTGCACCTCATATACCAGGTGCAGGTAAAACAGAAAGAGAAAAGTACGCGCAAGCAATATCTGGTTACTCTAACAGTTCTGGAGGGATAATTGTTTGGGGAATAGATTGCCGCTCACTTGGTAAAGAATTACCTGATGTCTTTAATGATATGAAACCAATTAAAAATCTCCGAAAGTTTCTCACCGATCTAAAAAATTTCACGCATCAAGCAACTGATCCAATAAACAATAAAGTTCAAAATATACCGCTATTCATCAATGAAACGGAAGATTCAGGGTTTGTTGTGACTTTTGTACCTGAAAGTGACCTAGGTCCTCATCGTTCTCAGGTTGACAACGAATATTATACACGCATTGAATCTAGCTTTAAAAAAATGTCTCATACACATATTGCTGATATGTTTGGTAAGAGACAAAGACCAAATCTTCAACTCGATTATCAAATCTCAGCTTCAGGAAATGTTCTAAGTCGTTCGTTATTTTTTCGTATCCATTTTTTTATTAAAAACAATGGTAGATATCTCGCAACTTATCCTGCACTCCAAATAAAATCAAGCGACAACTTAACAATCTCAGAACATGGTGTTGATGGGTGGAACAATTTTAATCTCAAATTGATTTATCAGAATCCAAGTATTACTAAGGAAAGAGGATACTTACTTTCTGGGGGAATTAACGATGTAATCCATCCAAATAGTTCAATTGAAGTATGCATGTTTTTACCAAGCGCCAATTTAATTGATCCTTCTCTCTGGTACGGTTTAAATATGAGTGAAAAAATATTCAATTTCACTTATACCATATTTGCTGAAGGAATGCCTTCGATTGGAGGAACTTTACATTTTGATCTACATAGTATCGTAGAAGAGTTACGAAAACTTAAAATTGAAAATATTGATCATTTGGAAAGTAAATTAATTAACGAATGAAAACAAAATCCCCTCTTTCAAATAAGTCCTGGAAAACCAGGACTTTAATTTATGTATAGACACCCACTATATTGTCTATCTTGATCCAATCATACTCCATTTGCAGCTTAATCCGCCGCAGCTGCCTGTCTACAGCCAGCACAACTCCCCGGATCTTTTTATCCTGAACTGGATCAAATTGAGTAATCGTTATCTGCTCGCCGTACCTCTTTGAATAGGCAAGTACCTGGTCAATCAACTCCCACTCCTGTGCGTCCAGAGCCGGTTTTTTTCGATCCCGTAACTGCTGTTCCTGCTCATCTTTGATAATCCATCGCTTGTGCTCCGGCAGCATCATTCTGCTGCAATCAAATATACTGCCCAGTTTATCCGCCATGTTGTCTGCCCTCCTTAGTAATTTGTCCAGTAGTCTATATGGCTTCCATCCATGCCCCAGGATATCGCTGCAGGTTGATCTTTGGTCCGCTCCCAGCCCTCTATGACTACTGCGCTTTCTGGCGGGTTCCCAGGCTCCCATTGAATATAATCCTCGTTTGCCAGCTCTTGCAGCCCAGCTTTTATTTTATCAGCCGTCCGCCCGCTTTTTGTCTCCAACTGCGCGAGAGTCGGCATGTACCTGTGATGCACAGAAGAGTGCCTCATGACCATCAGCAGCTTGCGCGCTGTGTCGCTAAGCATAGCGTTTAACCTCTGCCGGCTGCCAGGCGAGGATGCTGGATACAAGAAACACACGCGGTGCTCCAGTAGTCAGGCACGTGGCCCGGATGCGGCCTTCGCGGATTCCATTAACCTCAATTTTGCGCTGCGTAATCTTCCCGGCTTTATCCTGATATATAATTTCGACGGTTTGACCAATAGCCATTTGCATCATTGATCGCCTCCAAAAATAAGAACATTTGTTTGTATTATAACCAAACATGAGTTCTTATTTCAACACACAAAAAAACCCTCCTAAGAGGGGGATTAATTATCTTTATTATTTTTGTTGTGATCTCTTAATTGCTGATCAGCTTTAAGAACGTCTAATGATCTGGATCTCTCAAGCCTATCGGGATCTTTCGAAACAGCATCTACAATTTTCTGTCGTTGATCATCAGACATATGTGAAACGAAACTATTTACAAACTCTACTCTATGCTTTAAAAAATCTCCTACTCCTGGAGCCGCACAACTTTGGGGAATCTTGACCCTTCCTCCACGATGTATTCTTGTACTTTTCCATCCGGTCATGTTATTAGGGATTATATGCGAAACAAAAAATATCCCCGGTATTTTAGAATAAACGAAAACCGTATTCTCATTGTTAACCACTGTAGCATCTACAGTTCGTAAAAAATAGGCATTTGTGTGGTCAGGTATTGGTTCACCTGCCGGCACGGATTCAAGTCTATCAAGAAAGAACATATGATGCTTATAATTTCCAAATTCACGACTTCTACCTAACAAGTATTCTCCCCAGGTATCTAATGCTATGTCGAGTTCATGACGCAACTGATCAGACATATCATTTTTGGGGTCTATCCTCTCCATGGTACCGACACGCCAACTTAAGGAAATAATAAATTGTATGAGCCATTCATCGTAGTCAAACTTTGTATGCCCATCCTGAAATGGTTTAAATATATTTTCTGCGAACAGTTTTTCGTTAGCAGAGAAGATTTGTTCGCACGAATTGCATAACAATGGTGTCTTTTTCAAATCCTGCGCACGCCTATTTACATTCACAGCACTTCTAAGATATCCTGTGGCAGACGTTTCCTTAAGCCACTTACCTATAAATTTCGGGATAATATGGCTCTCCATAAGTTCACTGTCTTGCTTACATAATGCGCAAACACCTGAAGCCAAGTGCTTCACCCCCATCCAGATTAAAAAAGGAGTCCCTAAAACAGGACCCCTTCACCGATTCTTTCGGATTTGCATCATTATATTATATTTGGAATCATTTTGTAAACGACAAAAATCCTACCGACCGAAGCCAGTGGGCAATTATTACTACTTGGTTAGCACCGTCGCTTTATAAGCAAGATACGCTTTCTCGACGGCTGCTCGGATCTCCTCTGGCGCAGCCTTGATACCCCGCGCTTCCAACTGATCAGAGGCATAAGCCAATGCCTGCTGCAGCTTCTCTTCCCCGCCAAGCTCCTTGTAAACCGTTTGGGCGTAAGCAAAGCCTTCTGTAGCAATCTTATGCAGCAGTTCCCGCTGAGACACCGACAGCCGGGCATCAAACCAGGAGTCTGCCTTTTGCTGCAACAGCGCTACTGCCCGCAATATCACCGTAGCCAATACACCAACAACGGCCAACATAATGGCCGTAATGTAGGGTTGAGCTTGATCAATGATTGTTTGCATAAAAACCTCTCCTATTCGATAGGCATACCTGCTGCACGCCGCAGGTGATTCGCCGTGTTATTGTAGTAAGCCATTTCCGTCTTGTCGCCTTTAACCTTTGATGCCATCCAGCCGGGAGACAACCATCTAAAGACCAACTCCTGCACATTGCTCTTCGGCAACTGCGTGAACGGTGCCGTCGATCCTGGTTGCAATGGTATTAGAGCAGCCAGACGCAGGTTATTGGCTAGATTGTGTAGGTGCAGCGTACCCACCGAGTCTCCGGCCTGCCGCGTAGCAAACCACGCCGGAGACACATAATCATCAATGAGTGCTTGTGCCACATTAGCTGGCATCTGCACGGCAGCAGGGGCCACAATAACCGCCGGCTCCTCCTGCATCTCGGCCACAACATCATATAGCAGGTCCATCAGCGTCTTCCCGATCGTCTTAAGCGCCTGGTCAACGTCGCTTTTGCGAGTGGGGTCCAACTGCTTATGGCTTGGGATGCGTGTCAGCGGATTAAGCCCCCACTTGTCGCAGCAATACGCCAGATACCATACAAAACGCTTGTAGGCCTCAAGGGTGTTGATCCTGCCTCCGTAGCACAACTCCACACCCAGGGCGATATCATTGGCATCGTCACCGTAGAGCCTGTTGTCCGTAGTCACGTTGTACAGCACATGCCAAGCTTTTTCTGCTGGGTCAGAGCCAGTGCCGGTTGGGATAATCTCCAGGATCTTCTTATCGTCCACAAATACATGCGCGGAGGCTGAACGGTTAACAAGGGTCTGAAAATAATCGAAGTGATTATCCGCCGTCGCTCCCGGATTACCCGTGTCATGGGCAACTAAAAAGCCCGGCGTTCCGGATACTAACCGGGTGCCGGGCCGAACATTCTGGCGCTTATCGATATAGTGCCGCTCGATTTGATATTTATTTTTGATCATCCTGTTTTGCATCCTCCTCAATCTTTCTATCAAAATTACGCAGCTTAACAAACTGGTCATATCGTCCAGTCCAGGTCAGCCAGGCCAGAACAATCAACCCGCCAGTTGTACCGATCTGAGCAATGGTCCACCCCTCCAGCAGCCACGCGGACAACTCCAGACTCGCAAAACCAAATACGGCTGAGGCACGGATCAGCAGCACAATGATCATTTTGAACGTATAAGCTACCAAGAAAAAAAGCATCGCCAGCATAAAGACACTGACAACGCCTTTTCGAAATCGTTCATGAAAATATGCCCTATGCTTCACCAAAATGTACAGCGCCGTCACAATCGCAATGACGTACAGCACCAACAATAAACCATCAATGAACCCCATGGTGATCCCCCTTATCGTACACAAGATACTTTGCAAATCGATTACGCTCGATCTCAGCTTGTATCTCTTGTGACATGTTTTTGTATCTGTTGATAGATATCGCTACCCGGCTTGATGCTTGGCTGATCTCTTTTTCTAACTCGCCGTGCCGGGGGAATAAACGGTGAATCCACTTTATAATCACGGTTATCCTCCCCTGTCCTCGGTATTTTCTGGATTAACGGCATTGTGATCAATCTTCAGCCGCTGCAGCACCTCAAGAGTGGGCTGCATAAATGCCTTGCGCTCACTGTCCAGGATTTCCTGCAGGTGATCATTATCCTGCAAGGCCCGATCTAGCATTTCACGCGGAACCAGTTTACCGGTAGCCACCGCCCGCCACTGCACGTATGCAAAGATCAGAAAAAGGAACAAAAGCACTACGGACAGTCCGTATTTTTCCACTAACGGCAATAATCTTTCAAGGTCTGATATACGCTCAGCTTCCATTCCCCCGCGCTCCCTTCTCTCTCTATTTATCTGGTTCGCTTAAATCTGCTTTGACCTTATCGTATACTGCTTTCTGCTGGGCCTCTTGTATGGATGCGAGAGCTTCGGAAATATGAATATCGATTTGCTGCAGCAGCTCGTATTGTCTGCCTGGATGAGCGTTTGTAACAATAGATATGACATCGATGACTTCCTGCACCGGCTGTGCGAGATCTATGGATACGTCGAGCTTGGTTACTTTGGCCAGAGGAATCACCTCCTTTCGGGCAAAATAAAAGAGCCCTCAAAAGAGGACTCACTGTGAAATGTTATCGTCGACCCAGCCAATATCTTGGACATAACGTTGGGTATGTCCCGTTATGATGTTCACTTTTAGCGGTGTAATTGAACCACCATTCATGTACTGAAGATATTTATAAGGCGTAGGGTAGATCAGCAGGCTGAAAGCCACTATCAGCAGCAGGATTCCAATAAAGTAGATGACGGGCTTCTTCATTGAGCTTCAAGTGCCGCGATTTCATCCTTCAGCTTCTCGTTTTCTTCAGTCAGTCTCTTGATCTCGGCAGTGGTTCTTGCATATCCCTCAGTAGATTCAAATTTATAGTAATTTGAATTTTTCTCATCCTCATAACCGTCTGACAGTGTCTTAGCTAAAATCTTCAATGTATCTTCATTTTTAGCAAGCTGATTTTTTTTCTGCACCAGTTGCATTTCTACTGTATCCTGCAACGATTCTGATATGATAGTGGTCAAGTCCTTACCCTTTTCCAAAGTAATCTTCCTCCCATCGACGGACAAAGTTGTACCTGTCGCCTCAGACATAATGCGGACAGGAACATAAGCAGTTCCATTGATAATAGCTGCATCAGCAATTTTCTTGCCGCCCTGTTCTATTTCATAGGTTCCGGTTACTTTTGCCCCTATAAGGGAAGTTCCCGCAGCAAATCCTATTGATCCCCCCAGCAACAGTACTACTGCAACTGCTCCAACAATTCTCTTTTTCATATCAAGCCTCCTGAATATATGATCTACTAATTATATCCATAAGGCGACTATTTGAATAGATTAAGAGGCGTCTTCAAGTGCCTGTACTCTTCCAGCCAGCAATAATAACGATGTCCCAAGATTATCGAGTCTGAGGTTAATGTAATCCAGATCTGAAGCTGTTAATATTTTGTTTGCAGCTACACCTGGAGCTCCGATATATGCTCCAAAAGAGGGCTGCAACGTCACATAGGATCCTTTTAGAAAAAGATCTAGAACCGCTTCAACCCTAATATCATTCGACCCTCTCAACTTCAACTCTTTTGTAGAATCAGTGAAAGAGATATATGCTGAATAACCTCCTGAGTCAACAAACTCAATTTTACGATCGTTCAACGCCCCTATCAGTCCCATATAAAGGTTATTACCGATCCGAGCATCTCGCGTAACATTGATGTCTGTGTCCGTGATGATCTGACCAGCTCGAAACACAGAAGCGTAGATCTCACTTTCCTCTACCAGACCAGTCAGTGTAATCGACCTCGCAACTACATCACCCTGCATATTTACACGAAATGGCGCGCTCCCCCAATCCGCATGGCCTGCGCTGATTCCGTTGGTGTTAATCTTGGTGATGCTATTCCCGCTTCCGATTTCCATGGAAACGAAGCTACCGAGCACTCCTGCAATAACCTCAGCTGATATCCCCCTTCCCGTCATGGCCGTTCGTGCCGTGACTCCGCCGTCCTCTGTTATGATGATCCCCCGTGATGTCATAACCATCTGCACATTCGGATGATCCACTTCTTCCAGGACGATACCCCGGCTGTCGTAGATGATCTCGCTCTTGGAAGCGTTGATGTCTAAGACGGCCTGCTTGGCAAACTCCTCAAAGGCAGCTGCCCGCACTCGGCCTCCGGACAGTAGGTCATTCAGTATCTGCTTGCTGCGCTCTATGTCCGCCATTACCTGCGTATCATCCCGCATCTGGTAATTGGAAAGAGTAGCCTGTGAGTGCTTATCCATGGCAAAAGGATACTCGGTTAGCTCCATCACCCTGCAGCTTACACGTTGCAGCTCCATATCCGGATCGAAGGCATAGACAGTGTCTCCCAGCCGGGGCTGCTGCTCATCAGGATCGATCTTGTAAATGTCCGCAGAACTGACTCCGATCTCGAACTCGGGCATTTCCTTCTTATGAAGAGCCTCCCGGGTGGCAATCAGCAGTTCGACAGGATCCTCGATGTTCTGGTCGATCATTTCCCCGTCATAGAAGGTATTGACATTGTTGGTCCAGTACTGTGCGTAGGGCGAAATCAGATAATTTACGGCCAGTTTGTTATCTACGATGGCGCCGGGAACGGACTCCAGTAGGCTGCGTTCCTCGGCGGTCAGGTAGTCGGCGGATAAGCCAATGAATGTCCGGCCGTCCTTCATCTGGCTGAACAACCGGGTGGTCAGGTTTGAATATTCGTCCTTAAAGCTATCGCTGATGATGTTCTTTCGGAACCGGTATTCGAAACCGTCATCACTTCCGATACGTTTATACAAGTGAATTACCGTGTTATCTGGTTCGATCTCGCATCCGTACAGGTTCGCTGTTTCTTGAATGGCGGCTAGAGCCGTAGTCGCTCCCCAGTCCTTGACGTCCCGCAGGTCGAAGGCGTCATGTGTGACGAAGGTGTATACACCGCCAGTGACTGCACTGATCTTGTTCAGAAGTACACTGATGTGGACTCCATAGGCCTCTTCGATGTAATCGTCATAGGGAATCTTGAAGTCGATCATCTTGAACATAATATGCGTGCAGATTACTTGGGCGCTGATCACCTTGTTGCTTCGATCCCGTGCACGACTCTGGATGACATAAAATTGACCACGCTCGTCTTGAACGTGGCCCTTGGGGATGATTTTCTCTTTGTAATCGTCGCTGGTCATCGGAACAGTGAATGATATCTCATAGTCACTGTTCAGCCGACGGCGGCGCTGGACGTCGGTACATTGAATCAACAGGCCGGTTGGGATGAGATTGCGGTCGAAGGATTTGAGGTGCTTCTGCATGTTGAAAACTCCTTTCGATTAAACTCATAAAAAAGTGCTACTGAATTAGCAGTAGCACTTAATAAATTATAGACATCAACAATTTATGCTTTCTATGAATTTTCTACCGTATGAAGTGATTAAGTATCTCCCCTTGTAAATCTCTATTGATGCATTTTCTCTAATCACAAGACCAGACGCTAGGCTTTGTTCTGCCTTAACTTTATCAGCATTTAACCTGTTGATAATAACTTCATATTTTGGAAGTAAATAATCGATATAATGATATTCTTTTCGAATAATTCCACATTTCTCTAGATTATCTAAATAGAAATCTGAGTTATCAGGAAAAACAAGTTCGACTTCTTCTAAAATATCACTTTCTTTAATACCAAGATATATAGGAAAGGAATTATCTACTAAAGCTAGTTCAGCAAATATAATCTCATGATTGTTAAAATAGATATTTATTATTTTCGCTTCATCTTCACTTATGTTCTTAATGACATCAATAAAGCCAGGATGAGCATATTTAGCTCTTTCGATCATCGATGCATTTGTTAAGAGATTTATGAATAGTTCGGCAATTTCTTCGTTTGTAACAGTAAACAGCTCATCGAGAATCTTCAAGCCAATAGTAGGTTGAACAATACCGATATGCTCTTCAGGAATAGCCTCCATCTTTTTCCGGTACTTGTCCATATGATGTTGGAAGAATACTGAGGCATTGGCATTTGCCAGCTTTAATGGTAGTAGAATAGTATTTCCTAAATCAAGTACTGTTCCTAAAGCTTGTCCGACCTTTTGTAAACCTGGTTGTGCTACATCTGGGTATACCATCTTCATTACTTCAAGTCCGTTGTCTGTTACTTTGCCAAGTCCGAATAAGTCCATATGTCCCCCGCCTTTGTATTATTTTATCCTAATAAAATAATACGGCGGTATAGGGACACTGGTCTCATTTCAATAAAAATTTATTGCGCAGTATGGTCCTAATCTGAAGCTTGCATTAAGTCAAAACATTTCATGGGTATAATACAAAAAAATCTGGATTTTTTTACCGCGCCTATTTACTATTTCCAAAGAAATGGGGACTACTCTAAAACTCATTCAAGCAAGTTTTCAGAAACGATGAACAACTACACCGGAATAATCTGGAGTTTTTGTGCATTTTTCAGTTCTGTACGTGAATAGGATTATAAATTATTCGTCGGGTATATCTCCTTCGAGCTTGTATTGGACTTTTTAGAATATCTCAAAGATAAACTTTGTCCAATGGCAATAGACGTATTCTCCACTAAATACCAAGAGGCGGTAGATACAACAAAAATACTAAGTAGAGAAATACAATAGATTCCCCAAATAGGTAAAGTACCTATGAATAAATAAAGAGTAGCCATCAAAATAGGAAGATGGTATAGGTATAAACTATAAGAAATTTTCCCTGAATATGCTATTGGCTTAAGCGAAAGGAAAAAAGAAACCTTACTAGAACTCAGAGAAAGAATGATGAAAATCACTCCAGCAATTAGAATCAGCCAATCGGAAACGATGTACTGAAAATCACCCGAAATAAAATGCTGTATTCCGTACGACAGAGTATAAAAGCATAATGCTATTAGCAATATTGTATATTTAAGTAATCGATTTAACTGCTTAAAGTAATTTATTAAAATCTGGCGATTTTTAGCTAGCAATGCACCTACCATAAATATTGATACATAATGAAGTGAGTCAATGTAACTCGTAAAAAATCCTTCCGATATATCAAACCTATCAACAAGACTCGTCCCACTAACTAAAGACAGTGCGAGAGCGATAAAAATATTAGTCTTCCAGTTAAACCTCAAGATAAAAACCATCAATATAGGGAAAATGAGAGATATCCTCATCTCATGAACTAAAGACCAAAAGACCGGATTCAATGCATCCGTATTGAAATTAGTAATTAATAGGAAATGGTTAATTATCAGTTCTTTATCTAACTTTATCGCCCATAAACGATTTATAGCCTCAAACCCCTCTACACCTCCACTATAGAAAGCTTTCTTCATTAAAAGGACAAAACCAAGGGCTACCACATAGGGAAGATAAATTCGGAAAACCCTTTTTATCAAAAACTGCCTATAACTAAACGGCTTTTTTTTGTAAAAAGGTAAAGAAAGAACAAAACCACTTAGTAGAAAGAAAACTATAACAGCTTCGTGTCCCGCCCAGAATATTCTTAATGGAGTAAACTGCAAAACAGATTGAAAGAGGAAAGGAGTTATGGTTAAAATATGACTCAAAATAACTGATAACGCTGCCAGTCCCCTAATTTCATCTAGTTGATTAATACGATTTTTCACAAACAGCCCTCTCCCTATCTCTATTTATCTCATGACATAATTACCATATTACAACAATGAAATAGATATGGATATGACGGAATTCGACTTCACTTTGACTTATAGATATACACCCGTCCGAACTTTATAGTTAAGGATGACGCACCCCTTGAGAACATCAACAACCTTGAATTAACTGTTCCAACAGGCGGCGTGAAATCCTTGAACACGGTACAAGCCGGTATCTTCTTCGCGTATATATTCAAAGCGTCATTCGATCCGATTGGAGTGCCGACTGAATCATAATGAGTAAATCCGATCACTACTGTTACATCCGCGTCATCCTTGTTATCGATATCAAATTCTAAATCGAATTCAATCCGATAAACTGTGTTTTGTACAAGGCTTCCGACATCCCCATATATACCGGCAGACTGTAATGTAGTAGACGTTTTCCGAACAACCTGGTACTTGCCGCCTTTAGGATTATCCTCAAGGGTGTATGTCGAGCCAGTGTTCTCTACTTTTGACCAATAGTCAGCAAGCCCGTCCGCGTTACTGTCAAGAGTAAAGGCACAGTTGTCCTTTGTGGGGTATTCTCCCTTGGCATAATTGTATGGGTAATCAGCATTTTGATAAATCGACGGCGAAGGAAAATACTTTTCCACTTCACGTGCGATAAGATACGCACCATATACGGACAAGTGAAGATTGTCCGCGACATGGATGTAATCCAGCGAAGTACCGTCCTCTTTCGCCAAGGGGTTATAAGTATCTATGAACCGAATCATTTTCTCCTGGCACATAACCATGAGGCGCATATTGTACTCTCTGATCTTCGTATTATCAGCAGGGAAGTCGTTACGCGGGGGCACTGCTAGAAATATTGGCTCGATCTTAGCATCGAGTAGCTTATCGGCAATTTGAGTCACGTTGTAGACTATATTCCCTAATGGCTCACTACCATGCAAGTCGTTTGTACCCACAAGGATGATACATTGCCGGGGTCTCAGATCAATAACATTCGTCTGGATACGAGCCAACACTTGAGCGCTCCAGCTTCCCCATACTCCCCGATTCTCGATGGGCTTCTTAAGAAAGTAACTTAACCATTTCGGTATTGATCCACCTGCTGTCGGGTCGCCTACCGATAGGCTATCTCCCTCCATGAAGATATCAGACTTAATTGCTACAATATCCTTTACGGTCACAATTTGGGCACTGTTGTCGCTGATTTGCTCAGCTGTCACCGCCAACTGTGCAGCAGTCTGAAGGTACTCCGTGTCCACTCGATCTTTCAGGGTGTCGTATGTTGTCCCGGATACACTGACAGCTGCAGCTGCAGCTTGCGTACCATCACCACCATCTACTATGACGTTGTCGAGAGTATCTTTTAAGCCATCCAACCCTTCTTTGATATTTGTTGCCCCAACGACAGCTCCGTCATAAGTGACATGTTCGGCAGGGTGGGCGGCCGTTGAGGCTTTGTGAGTTGTGATATCGCTCTGAGCTCCCGTAATTCGTCCTTCATGGTCGGTTAAGTCCGTCTGGATGTCTGCATAGTTATCGTTGTGGCTCTGTAAATCCGGAAAATCAAGACGTTTGGAGATGATTCTGCGGTTAAAAATCATGTCCGAATGCTCCTTTCTAAAAGAGGTATTTGTATCTATAGATGACTTCCAGCGCGAACGCCGGGCTGTTCGCCGTCACCGTCAGTATCGTCTCCCCTGGCGGTAGCTTAAGAAATACGGCGTTGCTGCGCGAGAATGCATTACTTCCATTCAGCCGTACTGTGCATTTATCTGGGTCGCTGTTGACCTCCAGCACATCATTCGTGCCGATGCTACCGGAAAAAGTGAAGGTATGATTGCCATCGCTGATGGACAGGTCAGCGAATGAGCCAGTGATTCGAATCAGCGGATACGCTATATCTGAACCCTCGTTATTTATGGTCACGTTCTGTCCGCTGGATGTGATGTCGAAATAAGAATCGGAGATATAAAAATAGCCCTCCCCGTAGGAAAGGCCCTGTCCATATTCACGTAGCTCCGTGTCCTGTACTGACTCTACCCACGGATCATCCATCTTCAAAGGAACATTAATCAGCCGATTACCGGTTGAAGTATCGAATGACATGGAGCCACGATACTCAGCAATGTACCGTTTGTCCGGCCTGTCGTCGAAGATGATAATCAACGGTCCACGCCGGACATTGAACACGTTGGCCAGCAGCGCCACAGTGCCATCGTAATCATCACCCATGATAAATAGACCCAAGCCAATTGGCCGCGCCGCGTAGGTACTGCCGAAGTTCCTGACTCCATCTCTGCCAGCTATCTTGACGATATTTTCCTCCGTCTCTGGCAAAGCAGGAATCTCCCGGCTTACCAGCATAATATCAAGCGTCGACAGCCATGTTCCATTTACAGATACGTCATTCATCCGGACTTCACTCCCATCGTCTGGAGTCGGCGGGCTGACTTCTCTCGCTCGGTGTAGACTGTTTCAGTGTCAACCCGATCCTCCAGCTTCACATCGTTGACCGACATGTCGAAACTGTTATGAATAATGGTTTCTGATTTAGCCACACCCGCAGCAGCCCCGATCAGGCTCGGATTATCGAGGAGTCGGAACAATCCGTTAAGCTGCGAAGTGTTGAAAATTGCTTCCTCACCGTGCGCAATGATAGGAATAGGAGCGCCGGCTGGTCCAGGGATAACGCCGCCGACATCAAAGCTCTGTAGTTTCTTACCCGTGTCTTTGGAGATCCCATATAGATCACGTAGTGCTTGATTCCTGGCAGCCAGACGCATCATTTCAGTGCGGTTACCTGCGGCAGTGGCTGCAGCATAAGTGTCCTTGTTGGCATTGTATTCAGCCAAATCCGTGTCCTTCTGAGCAGCTTGCTTGGCAGCACTGATCGCTGACATCTTGGACTGATACTGGATAATGAAGGCGTCCAGCTCCGTAAGAATCTGATTATTTGCCGTCCCAGCAGAGGAAACACGGAAGGAAGCAATTCCCGCTTCAATAGTTTTAATATCGTTTGAGTAATTGTCGAAGGCATCTTTTAGATCGTCGTAGTGAGCCTCAGTCGCATCCTTCTCGTCTTCAAACGCTTGAAGCTTAGTATCCTTCTCATCCTGAAGAACATCCTTCTGATCGTTCAGGTCCCGTTTACGAAGATCGCGATCATGGTCGAGAATAAATTTGTCGCGCTCTTCAATGAGCTTCTTCCGTTCTTGGCGGCCATCATTGCCAACGGCAGATGCGAGTATATCTATCCGAGCGTTTTTCTTGGCAAGTTCAGACTCATAATCTAAATCCTCATTCGCTTCCGCTTCCTTCGCCAGTAGATCATCAATGGCCTTGATCTTTTCATCCTGCGCGGATACGTACTTCTTTTTGCGTTCCTCGATAGCATCCAAGTCCGCTTTCTTAGCTTCCTCAATTCGATCCTTTTCGGCATCGACTAGATCCTTTGTCAGATCAATCGTCTTATCCGTCAAGTCTTTGCGGGATTCATAAAGCTGTTCATCTGCCTTTTCGTAATACTCAGAGTCAATTGCGTATTGATTGCGGAGATCCGTCCAGGCTTTGACCTTATATGCAGCGATTTCGGCTTCCGTTGAACCGGACTCTTCCATTCGGCGAACTTCCTTTTCAATAAGTTTAGATCGCTTCTCATATGTGTCTGCGACTTCATTTTCGGTTTCTGTAGCAACCTCCTTGCGGGATTGCCTGACCTGTTCGTCTGCTGCCTTGTACTCATCAGAATCCTTTTTATAGCGATCCCGTAGCCTTGTCCAAGCGTCAAGTTTCATCTGTGCGATCTGAAGCTCCGTCTTCCCACTGTCCTCCATCCGCTTGGATTCAGTATCGATCCAGGTGGTGCTGAAGTCATACCGTGATTTTACAGAATCCTCATTCAGGCGCTTAAGTTGAAGCGTTAGTGTTCGGGCATCATCAACGCTCTCTTTCAGAAACTGAGCATGCTTCTTTCGAAGCGCCTCATATTTCTTGATTTGATCTTCTGCAGAGAGGTCGTAGTACTCCGCTTGGAACTGGATGGTCTTAAGGTCTGCTTCAAAGTTGGCCTTCCTGATCTCAGCAGCAATCTCGGCGGGAGACTTCCCTTCTTTGGGTGCCTTCTCTTTTTTGACCTTTTCTGGAGCAGTAAGGTCAATCGGTGCTCCTTTGTTGTTCGCACCAAGACTGAAGTCTCCGGATGATAACGACGCTGCTGCCTTCTCTATCTCCTTCTGCTTTTCAGCGATCGCCAACTGCTCCGATGACAACTTACTCAGTTCGTTTTCTGCTTGCTTCTGCGCAAGTCCTGTCACAATGTCGATAACGTTCGGCGTTTTACCGCTCATCCGCTCCTGGCCTTGTTTTACAGATTCAGCAAACGTAGATGCCTTTGCTCCATTGACCGCATTCATCGCATCCAGCAGCTTACTATAGTTCTTGATTTGAGCTTCGACAGATGCTCGCTGGGCCGATGCTTCAGCAGCGAGGTTATTGATCCTCGTTTGAGCATTATTTGCGGCAATTGATGTCATCGACTTGTCAGCAGATATTTGATCCTCAATGAAGCCTATATTCAGGATGCGAATTCGGCCATCCTCTTCCTGCAAGGCATTCATGCCGGGATACTCCCGCTTCAGCACATTCGTAACATCGACCATTTCTTGCAGTTGATCCCGGTTAAGCTTCTGAGAGGAAGAAAGCTTTTTATATGATGCGAGCGCAACTTCCATAGATTTGACCTTTTGGTTCTTGGAAGCCAGATCAGCAACCTCTGCCTTCTGTTCGTCAAACAGCGCCGTGATCGACTCCTTCACAGCCTTGTTCATATCCTCCAGCTTCGCCGTCGCTTCTTCAACGCCATCGAACCCCATGCTCCTAAGGTTTTTGTCCATCTTCTCCAATTGTTCATTGATATCCATAGACTCGGATAGCATCGCTGGAGTGCCTTCACCCTTTTCCCCAGCTGCCTGTATCTCATTCAACCGCTTCTGGAGGAGTGCCCGCTCATGTAGCGCTTTTGACAGTTCTTCTGTCTTGGTCCGGAGTTCCTTCAGCTCATCCAATGATCTTTTAACAGGCGACTCATTTAGTGCCTCATTTACCTCTTTTTGAGCTGCTGCGAATTCCTCACTGGCTTTTTTAGCTTCTTGGTAATGGCCGTACAGTGCCGATATACCTGCAGACACAAGTCCTATAGTCAATGATATTGCACCGAGTATCGGGATCGCTCTCAAAAATGAAGTCATTGCAATACCTGCAGCGGACAATGACAAAGCCAAAGCGTCAAATGCTGACTTGAGCCCGATAACCACTGTAATGGACCCAAGAACTAATGGTGTGATCGTTGAGAAGGCAAGGATGGCGTTCTGGGATGGTTTATTCAGCTCCGTGAATCCGGTCACCATTGATGTTATAGATTCCACAGCACCCCGCACAGCTGGAGCAAAGTTATCCCCGATGACAATCCCGGCAGATTCCATGGCAGACGTCATGTTATCGATGGAACCTTTCAGTGTGTCCATCTGCGTACCGGCCACTCGTTCCGCAGTCCCGCCGGCAGTCTCCAAGGAATCAACGTAGTTGTCAAAAGTACCTTGCCCAGCTTCAATCAATGCGATAAATCCAGATGCAGCTTCACGGCCGACTAGTGTTGCAGCAACGTCTGCCTGCTGCGCTTCAGTCAGCCGCGCCCATGATCCGGTTAGTTGGCCGATGATGTTGGATAGAGGAAGGATATTTCCAGCGCTATCTTTAATAGAAACACCGAGTCTTTCCATATAGAAAGCTGCTTCCTTAGAAGGTGACGCCAGGGCCAGCAAGATTGCCCGAAGGGACGTCCCCGCCATCTCTCCTTTAATACCGGCATTACTCAGCTCACCAACGGCTGCAGTGGCTTCTTCAATGTTAAGGCCCATCGCCGCAGCGACTGGCGCCACATATTTCATTGCCATGCCGAGATCAGTAACATCGGCATTCGTATCAATTGAAGACTTAGCAAGTACGTCAACCACCCGGCTCGTCTCTTCCGCCTGCAAACCAAAGCCACGCAGGATGGAGGAGGCTATATCCGCTGTTGTTGCAAGATCAACATTCCCCGCAGCAGCCAGAGCGAGCACACCAGGCATGGCCTTGATGATCTCCGCAGCTTTAAAACCTGCTTGTCCGAGATTCGCCATAGCATCGGCAGCCTGAGAAGCACTAAATTTAGTTTGTGCCCCGAGCTTTATGGCGTTCTCTCTCAGATCATTGAATTCCTTACCGACGCTCTCAGTGATTGCCTTGACGTTTTGCATGGCTTGTTCAAATTCCGCAGAGGTCTGGATGGACTTGTATATTACGGCTGCGATTGCAGCAGCCAATGCAATATAGGCAGCTCCAAGAGATGCAACTTCAATCTCTGCCCGGCTCGCAGTAGACCCGAGATTCTCCAATTGGTCTATAATCTCCTGGATGGTGTCTCCGCCAACACCGAGGCCCTCTAGTTCAGTCCGGACTCCTTCAAGTTGCTGCTGCAATATCTGTGGATTTGTCCTCCGAAGCGTGGCGTTAATGGTATCGATATATTTAGAGCCAGCTCCGACATCTTGCATGGCCATGTTGAGATTCATGAAGCTGCTGGTTGCGGTATGAGCATGCGCTCCCATCTTGTTGATAGCTTCTCCGGCAGTCTTGGCGCTCTTTTCTGCACCTGACATACTTTGACCGACCTTTGATACTTGTTCAGCGCTTGCTCCGGTTGCAGACAGCGATTGGTTCAATCTCTGGAGATCAGTTGCCGTCTGCTTGGCCTGTGTCCCCATGTCGGCGAAGTCTTTCTTCACATTTTTCAATTCCTGCTTGATGCCATTCGCATCGGCAGTCAGCCGGGCTTTCAGTTCACCGAGGTTTCCTGCCACTGATTACCCTCCTCCCCTCATGCGCGCAAGCTGCGCTTGATACTGTTCTTCAGCGGTCATCTTCGGCGGTTCTGGCGCCTTTGGAAGCGCATTGATGTAACGCTGGATAATTTCCTGCCGGACTTGCTTATCCACGATGTGCGGATAAGACGCTATTTCAAGTTGTTCAATTACTTCTGATGCTCGCGCCTGGTCCTTCAGCAGCAAGAGTTGCGGAAGGTCGATAAAGAAGTATTCATTCTCGATCTGATATTGGGTCTTATCCAATACCGTGCAGCATCGCATTACAAATTCATCGTAGGTTAGCCCTGGGCCTGACCCATCCGCTGCGCGATGCTGGTTACGAATTGCTGCGCCATTGGCGGGATCAGGCCGCTTAAGTTTTTTAGGGTTGCATTCATATCGTTCTTGGCCCAAGTGAGATTCAGAAATTCCGTGCATTCCGCAAGGCTCGCCTGCTCACTGAGCTCCTCTATGTCCAAATCACTGAGTAGTGATGTGAGTTCGTAGATTTCGTCAATCATGATCTCCGCACCGGCGACGATCATCACAGACCTATCTTCCGTAGGAGTCAGAAAGATTTTCACAACCAGGTCACCTATAGTTCCAAGGTGGTCTGTCAGCTTCTTCAAGCGTGTGCGGGTTAATTTGGGAATCTGAACTTTTCGGTTCCCTAGCTGTAAGGCATCCTTTTTTCCAAAATTGAGCATGTGCTTGCCTCCTTCATGTGGACATACAAAAAAAGGAGAAGGCAAATGCCCTCTCCCGATAAGTAAATATTCGATTATGCCGTTGCCGTGATATCTCCCCAAGTGTATAGCAGGCCTTTCGGGATAGCGTTCAGATCAGGGTATGCAATTGCTGAGATAGTCATCTTCTGGTTATCATCCAACTTGAAACCGGCATTAACATCAAACTTTATACCCACGCTCTCGATGTAAATAAATCGAGAAGGATCCGTAACACCTATAGGCTTGATGACTGCACGCTTGCGAGGCAGCTTCTTTCCAGCCAGTCCAGTGACCTGATACTTCACCTTGGATGGTGTCGTGCCGTCTACCACCTTACCAGCGTTAGGGTTATAGCTGACAACTTTTTCGAAATTCATATCCGGTGTATCGAAAGTGACCGCACCGGTAGTCCCGGTAGAAATAGAATCGACAGGCGCGGTCCCGGTCTGGTCAGTCGTTGGTTCAAAATAAGTGGTCGTCGTTGTGAAGTTGATGCCGCCTTGGGTCAAATCAAAGGTGATTGCACCGGATTCTTCATTGCCGTCTTCATCGATTCCCCAGATAAATTCACCTGGGCCTGCGTAAATGTTGTTTACTTCACTCATTCGTATTCATCTCCTCTCTTATTGTGGGCTTAAAGCAGCAACTGTGACGCTCGCCGCTGCCGATAAGTCGAATTGCACTTTGTTATCCGACTGGTTATAGAGCTCTTTGACGAATGGGCCGATAACCTTCTCGGCGGAAGCAGCGACGGCTACAACTTTGGAACCGGTCCGTCCGTACTTATCCGCTGCGAAATTAAGCGTGACATCGATGGAAGATACGCCACCGTTCTTGACAATCAACACTGTCGATCCGTTATTAATAAACTCATGATTATTTGTAGCATCACCATTCGCTCTCGCCAATACCATGCCGCCATCAGACGGCTTCTGAATTGTAATTGCAGTTCTTGGCATTCCTTATACCTCCTTCACGTAAAACTCAAAATTGGTTGAATACATGGGATGATTATTAATGTCCTGTCCCAAATAGATCGGCTGCATAGTCTCAGTACTGGCAAAGACGTAAGTACTGCCGATCATGTAATTTGGTTTGCGGTGCAGCAAATCGCCCAGTTCCTTCGCCAGCGCCTCAGTTGCAGCCATATTGCTCGGCAGAGTCTTATAGGACTTGCCTTTGACAATGATCTGATATGCAGTCCGCTCTGTCGGAACATACATATCTGGTGGAGGCCCGCTGGAGTCCATTACAAACAAACATGGCAGCTTTGTCTCGGGCAGATCGGCTGGGATGAAGTTGGCATCCGGATACACGGTATAACCGGCTGTGGTCAGATAAGAAATCAGTTCATTTGCAAGCACGGAATCACCAACCTTCCAGGAGCCCAGACAGCTCCTCCTTAATCCAGTTCTCGTTCATCTTCAGCGCGTTCTCCAGAAACTTTTTGCCAGGAGAGTATCCGTTGTAGTTCCCTTTGCTGAGGGTTTTCTCTCCCGGAGTCAACTGAACTATTGCTCCGCTCGGCGTCTTATTGAATCCCTCGTGCTGGATCACAGCATAAGCATTTACCTCTGGGCATGTACCGAAATCGACGTAAGCCAGGCCCATCAGATGCTTGACATCATCGACGATTAAAGCAGCTTCAAGATCACCTGAATCAATAGGCGCAAGACGTTTGGCGTCGTGAATAACCTTCAGTGCAATCTTGGTCAGCTTCTCCTCCAGCCTACGGTCAATGTCATTCTCCAGCCTATCCAGTCGTGCGATGATCGTGTCCAATCCGCCGAGGTCGAAGGAGAATCCGCTACTGTCAGCCATACAGAACCACTTCCTTCACATCGTCAGTACCGAGATACTTCCGGATCTCGTAATGCATCACATCGATCCGGATCTCGTCACCGAGAGCGTTAGTATACAGAAGCCAGTCATCCATGCCCACAGCATTGACGCCCTCCAGGTAAATGGTGTAAGCAATTGTGATATCCTCTCCTTTGGAGTTCTTGACCAGCTTCTGTTCCTCGACCACCTTGGCATCCTTGACCACTGGTTCGGCCGGAATAGGCCGTCCCCATTCGTCAACGCCGGGGTGGTAATGGGTAATCGTTGCTGGATATCCGAAAAGACTCATATTAGACACCCGCCATACTGCAGATCAGTGTCGCCTTCCTCCGCCTCTTCTTCAGCAATTTCGCTGACCGTCTTCCCAAGCAGGTCCCGAACGTCCGGAGCTACAACATCGCGGGTGCCATTGTAAGTGACACCTTCACCGTGGTCATCAACCGACTTGACACCGTGCTTCTGGAACTTGAGCGCCGGATCAAGCCCTTGCATTTCCCATATGGATTGAAGCGCAACGATTTCCACCGTAAGAACCGCAGTGGGATACCAGCGGACAAGGTTACGTTCTGCCTGCTTTACGGCCAATGGCTGCTTCAGTGGCTTCTTTTCCCAAGCTTCTGAATCGAGAACATTCTCCGCTATCCAGAGGTTGACCTCTTCGGTAGTGGGCATGACTCATCACCTACTTCTTTTCAGCTTCAGCAATTGCCGCGGTAAGTTCCTCGGCTGTCTTGGTGTCAAATCCTTCAATATCCAGTTCGGCAGCCTTCGTGCGGAGCTCCTGCAACTCGACCTCTTTCTCGGCAATAGCTTCCTTCAGCTTCGCTTCACCGAGACGGCCGGCACTTGCAACGCCGAGCACCTTCGCTCGCTCCCGCAGAGCCTGCAGCTCGCTGTCATCCTCCGGTAGAGGTTCCACTTCTTCGGCAATGCCCTTGGCAATAAGTTCTTCGGCAATCTCCTCGTCCACCTTACGGATAATGTCATCCGGTCTCTTCCACGTGCCACCGTGCTTCACAACACCCTTCAATTTAATATCCACTTGATTCACCCTTTCTTCGTGATCTTACGTGATAAAAAGAAGAGCCCCCGAAGGAGCTCCCTAGATTACGGTCGCGCTCATAACAGAATCGGCATATGGGAACGAAGGGAATGCCAGGTTCACGCCCACAGTGCGAAGCCGCAGCGGATGTTTGCTGACCAGATCCCGGAACACATAGATGCCGTTCTCAGCCGTTAACTCAGGCTCGATGCCGGATACCAGTGATTCGGTTGTTTCTGCCCACAGGTAGTCACCAAGCTTGCCTCCTGGGAGCATTACAAACCGATCTTCTGGAGTCATGCGCACAGTGCTGTAGCTGGTTTTGCCATTGACGAGGCCAGTGTTCTCTGTCCGCGCTACAGTATCATAGGAAAGGATGCGTGGCAGCTTCATGCGGTCAGTGATCTGATCCAGTTGGCTCGAATCCAATTGAGGCGGCACTGCTGTCCCCGTTGGGTTGCCGAAATAGAATTGCCGCATGGAGAGGTTATTCAGCAGGTACGAGAGGACAGTCTGGCTGGTGAATGCACGCTCCAGAATTACGCCACGGGCTTTCTGGATGTTAAACCATGTCTGCATGTCGAGAAGTGGCGTGGAATTCACCAGATCACTCCAGCGATCCGTTCCGCTCAAGACAGGTTTTTGATCATTGGTGAAACCGTAGTCGACAGCAATGCGAACATCGTCTTCAACATAGGTTACAGCACCGAGGCTCGCTGCCTGCATAGCGATCCACTCTTTACGGGCCCGGATACTTGATACAGCATATTTCGCATCATCCAATTGATCACGGACGATGCTGGCAACCTCCTGTCTTCGCAGACCGGTTGCCTGACTTGCCATCAGAAGCAGACGAATCAGTTTTTCATCCATCCATCGTCCCCGCTGAATCTTCGGGATCTCAATACGCTGTCCGGATATACCTTCACGGGAACCGTACTTGGTTTCTGCCCCAAGGTGAGCAATCTGCGCCATAACAGGCAGCGTAGAAGCCGACTTGATCACATCAACAGTAAGCTCGTCCGTTTGCAGTGGCGGGAACAGGATGTTCTGCCAATAATCATTCTGAATCGTGAGGTTGGATGCATAAACCAGCAGTTCCTCCCCGGACAACGCCTCTTCTAACAACAACAGTTCTGGATCCATATGTTATTCAGTCCTTTCAGGTGGGTGATTTTGATTAAGCGAACGTAATGCCAGGCATCTTGGCCTTCAGGGCTGCATCAACAGTAACGGCCAGACGAGCAGAGATCAGCTTTGCTACTTCAACGCCTCCAATGACATGATCGCCATCCTTGACGTTAGTCTGACGGACTGTGATAAATGTCGGAGTATCACCACCGTCAGTATTGGTCAGCACACCGTTGGCAGTGGTGTAGGCATTGGTGATTGCTGTAAAGGTGATCGTCTTAGTACCGGTATTAATTGCGGTGATGGTCTTCGGCTCGGTATTTGTGCCGTTGTAGAAGGTGACGATATCGCCAACAACGAGCCTGCTAACATCATTCAGAACAGCAGTGGTTGCGTTAGCCGCGACATTGGCCGTAAGCGCCAGCCCACCAGTGTATGGACGATACTTTCCGGATGCAGTGATCTTCGCCATCGGCATGCCCTTCTGGATGATCCGGTTACCGTTGGCGTCAGCAGGTACCTTGGTATAATCGACTGTGGCGCCGTTCGTAATAAACCGGACAACTTCCATCGAAGCGAAGATTTCATAATCTCCTTCCACTTCAAAGAGTGGACGTGGTTGTAATCTCATAACAAGTATTCCTCCTTATTTTTTTGCCCAAGGATCATTAGCAGCTGCAGTTGCAGTTCTGTCGTTTTGGGCAATTTTCTTGATGTTCTCAAGCGCTGAATTCTTCTGATCCGGGGAGTTCAGAACATTTGCACCAAAACGTCCAGCAGTTGGTTTGGCTTTCAGCAGGTGTGGCTTCTTCTTTGCCAGTGCCTCCAGCGCTTCCTTGACACCCTCCAGCTCGCCCTTCTCATTCTCTTTAACAGCAGAAAGATCGGCGAGTGTTGCATCCTCCCAATCGACAAACCCGAGTTCGTTTGCCAGTACCTTCACCTCGGCGTTTAGCAGGCGCTTGAAGGTCTTCTGATTCTGTTCCTTCTCACGCTCCTTGATTTGCTCATCAACCAGACGGCTGACTTCTGCGGGATCAAGTTTCCCGTCTTCCTTTTCCTTGCCCTTCGGCTTAAGGGCGGTCTGCATGGCTTCAACTGAGTCGTAACCAAAGTCTTTGGCAAGAGCCAGATTCGCAGCCTTCTCAGCACGGGAAAGGCGGGACTGAACTTTTGCGTCAAGTTCAGCCTGAGTGAAGGTCTTTCCCGGTGGATCGACGGGCGGATCTGCTGGTGGATCAGCAGGCGGATCCTCAGCAAAGAACTGCAAGTCCAAAGGAAAACGCGATGCTTTTTTAGCGATATATTCTTTCACGGTATTGACCTCCTGTTTTATGCCCGGGTAGGCTTCCTCGATAGGCAGTTTAAAGTCATGCCACGGTTTGGACAAAAGAAAAAGCCGCTCATATGAGCGACTCGTTAATTGATCCTATTTATCTATCTTTTTGATTTTCTTTATAATAGACGTAATTATTAATTGCTTCTTTTACAGACAATGCAATTTCTTCAGGTACTTCACCTAATATTTGATTGATCCTCTCCTCACTGGGATAAGAAGTCTCCTTCCTATCAACTAATTCTTTTAATTTATCTGAGACAGAAACATTGTTTTTTCTAACAATATCAATCAATTTCGAAAAACGGTCCCATGTTTCGTGAATATAAAATTCTTTAATTGCATTATCCAAATCAGGATTAACGAGATTAGTCGTCTTAATTACTTCTTCCATAGATGTAATTAAATGCCGTTCTTGCTCTTGAGGTATTCCAGAGAGCCTTTTTCCATAAGTAAGATTAGTAATTGCAGTAAGGAATAATGGTTCAGCCACATTTTTTAAACTTTCAATGGTAGCATAGGCTTCTTCAACAGCTTTCTTCAATTCTATTTCAATCCCAGCCCCCTTAAAGCTCTGAAGCTTATCAAGATTGAGAAATGCAGCCGCTAAGGCACCTGCAGCCAATGCGATACCCATTTCTGCGGCTTTACCTTCGTAACCAAAGTATAAAGAAGGTACTAAAATAATCATTACAGTGAAGAATGGCTTCCAGAATTTCAATCAAGTTGCCTCCTTGAATATCGTTTATTACAGATTTCAACATTTGAATTGAAATACCTTCATCCATTCTCTCACTTCTTCTTAATCTCAATGTTCGCAGCCCGGTAGAGATCCTGCAGCTCCCCGTATTTCTTGGTACCGCGCACCTTATTGCTGGCAAACTGTTTCAGGTCCGGAGTGTCATTCGGAAGCGTGGCCTTGTACCTGATCCATTGCTTACGTGTCTCATTCTTCAGCGACTTCTCCCGCTGCAGTTCGTTGTACCGCTTCATGTTGGCTTCAGTGCGGTTATCCTCAAATGCCCGATTGCTGTCCTTGATGGTCTGCTCAACCTCGGCACCAGGCGTGTATTCCTCCACCCATACTGAAATGGAGTGAACACAATGGCTGTGATACGGCGGACGCCGCTCCAATCTCGGGAAGCGCGAATCATTACCACTTATGCTGTAGACACGGCCCTGATACTTGGCACACAGCGAACAGGTGATGCCGACGAAGTTGATGTACACCAGGTCCTGCCCATTCTGCACAGCCATGTTCTCGGTACCGGCGACATGAGCCTTGCGCTGATGGTATTGGATAACCCCAGCCATGTACTTTTCAGCCGGGATGCGGGCACCATTTTTCGCGACCATGCCGGTAATCCCCTGCTTGTTCACCTGAGCAATGGCGTTCTGAGTGGCCTGACGTCGGTTTACTCCTTGGATAAGTGATTGCTCATTCGCAATCCTTACAGCATCCACGATGCGCTGCTTAGCATCACAGCTCATGTGCTCCGATGCTTCCAAAATGGAATAAAAGGCTTCGTCTGAAATCGCCTGAGCCGCTCGCTGGTGCGTGATTGCCTTAATGGTTATATCCAGCGCTTCCCGAGCAAGCCCCGCTGCCAGCATCTGCTCAATTGCCGCAGAAGCTCCGCCCCGGTACTCGGTACCAATCAGATCGGCCAATCCTTGCCCAGCGTTATTGGTTAGCTCCGAGATGATCGCATCGACCTGACGAAATAATTCCTGTTTACGGCGGTTTGAAATACTGCCGTCCTGAAGCTGAGCAACCAGATCCAAGAGCCGGAGTCCGCCCGTTTCGAACAGCGTGATCAGTTCTTCTGTGGTAGCCATCCTACACCGTTACCTTTGGCGGCTGCGCAAAGGTTGGATTCAAGCTATCGACAGTCTTCTCATCTTGAATCTTCTGAACTTCGGCAGCAATTGCTTCCTCTGACCAGTCCGGATGCAGCCGGCGGACCGTGGTTTCAAGCGATTGGACGCCATCAACGTATTTCTTGCTCTCTTCCTCGTCCTTCTCGCTCTCAGCCTTCGGCAGTATGGTTCCCCATTCAATGACTGGGTTAACAGGCTTCAGACCACCTTTGCCGATCGCATTCTCCAGCAGCATGCACTTCCGAATGGCGTCTTTGATAGCTGAGTCGAACTTATCCTTGATCGCCTCGGCCTTTATAACCGACTGAATCCACAGGTACAGCAGCGCAATGCCGGTATCTCCTTTGGCATCTTCAAGGCCGGCGGCCTGGACGGAAGTCTTTGACACAGCCAGCAGGTAACGGATCAGGCGCTCCACATGCTTGAAGGACTGATCCGTCTTGGCATCCCAGGTGATGTACTGCGGAATGGCCCCGGTCTTCTCGTCAAAGCTGACAACCTCCAGATCAGCCCCGCGAACAAACCGAGCACCATAATCCCGCTGGTTCTGATTGGCGACCGTATCCCATAGGGCCCGAGGGATTGCCAGCTTCGGCTTGCCGTGCTTGTCAAAGACAATGCTGTCCCTGGTGATGGTCCAGTTGATCTCCTCCTGGATGGTATCAATGTTCCGGAGAGCAGACCGCCCGCGGGGATGAAGCAGGGTTTCATCGTTGATGACGAATCCACAGAGCAACTCACTGACATCCTTCAGCGTCTCATCATCCGGGATTTCGATCTCATAAGCAGCAGCATACTGGCTGATATCGATCTGATCACCAACGCTGTCACCGTCCATCTTATAGACCTGCTGCTGAATGGTAAGGCCTTCATCACTGAGCTCCTGCCGCTCCACCCGCAAGAACTTCAATTCGCCGCCCTTACCATCGTCCCACTTCTCAATCCATGCCAGATCGGCGCCGTTCCCGTCCTCATGCGGGAAGTACCGATCACCGAGCACCCATTCAAACCAGACCTTACCCTTGGCACTCCGCCGGATCCGGTAAGCAATCAGACCGTCGACCTGATGCTGCGTGACCGCTGCCCAAATCTTATCGTTAGGCTTGGAGGCGGTGACCACTGCAGAAACAAACTCCAACTCCGGGCCAGCTTCCACATCCGCCGACAAATTGCCGAGCGCCCGGTTGATCAGGTCCGCCGGAACTTCAGCCACAAGAGAAGCGAAGTTGACCACAACATACTGATGCTCGCTTGTTATCTTGATGTCCGCGCTCATGCCGCGGCGAATTAACCCCGGCCGCGACCGCCGAAACACCCGCTCCGTCGTTTGGATGCTGCGAGCCCGCGGGAATATCTGGTCGTGATCCCCACCATAGAGCAGACGGTAATAGTTCATGTCCTCAACTTCAACGTCATAGGGCGGCGGCGGGAAACGCTTCTTGCTGTAAATGATGGTCACGGTTCATTCCTCCTTTCTTGGCAATAAAAAAAGTCGCTCATTTGAGCGACTAAATTGTTTTCCAACCTTGTTCTCTAGCAGTTACTATTATTTCTTTTACTTCATCTTCAGTAAGCTCATTATTACTTTGGCTTAGTAGAAAAGCATTTTCATCACCTGACCAAGTTACATTAGTGATTGTAAAGTTAATTCCTTTTTGTTTGTCAACCCACTTCATTCCAGCAAACGGCACAAAAGGCAATGAGGTCACAAACTCTAGAGCACTACTTTCTCTGTGATAGGATCCTTGCTTGCGTTCCTGAACTAAAGTTCTGTTAATTTTAATTTTAAATTCGTTCAATAAATACAACTCCTCTGATATGGTAATTTCCGCTTTTATTATATCAGAGATTACCAGCCCGAAGGCCGTTGATTAGCGTATAGCAACTCTGGCCGTCTCAGCGGCTCTGCCGAATAGCGAAGCGCGGCCATTGCATCATCGAACACCTTGACCGGCTCGTCCAGATAAAGCCCTGTCTTCGGGTCCTTGCGCCATGACCATTGCTGAATCTCCTTAATGGTGTTGACGCAATCCGAATGAATGTGAATCTTTCGCTGCTTAAGGTAATCGATCTGAGCCTGCACGCTGCCCGGCTCCTTCATGACACCGGAAGCATTATATCCGGCATTCTGCCACATCTGAATGCGGTCAGGCTCGGCAGAATCGCAGTACATCGCCAGATACTTGCTAAGGCCCTGCCGATCAGCCAATTCAATGATCCCGTCTGTCGCCATCTCATGGACGTATATCTCATTGCACACAAAAAACTCACCGTCTTTGACACCGACCGTGAGAATGGCGTTTGCATGGTTGAAACCAAAGTCCTGTGCATGATGCATGCTGTCGAACATCCCGAAGGAGGTATCGAAGTCATGGACAATGAAGTTCTTGAAGATCAGGCCGCCAAGCTCGCCCCATTCACCCAGTCCGTAAACCTCATATCCTTCCGGATCCTGTTCCTTACGCATCATCATACGACGATGATAGGCTTCATCAATGAACCGGTTCTGCAGATATGTGGAATGGTGCGTTAGGATGTCCGGACTCGAGTAATCGAAGTACTTCCTCTTAATCCAATGGGAAGCCGATACCGGGTTGAAACTGAAGGTGATTTGATAATAGAGATATGGGTTCAGTAGAACGCCGCGCAGCCGGTCATCAAGGATATCTACATCAGATTCCTGCAGCTCGGTTGCTTCCTCCACCCAGATCCATACCAGTTTCCCCTTTGTGAAGGTGATAGATTTGACCTTTTCACGGTCCCGTACATCGTTCATGCCGCGGAATATGATCTCATTGCCGGTCACCCGGCTGCGGATCAGCAGCGGCGAACGAAGAACTTCCCAATATTCATCTGCCCGGTCACCGTAAATACGGTTGATCGCTCCGACCAGCTCCGCATAAGTACTGTTCCGGTTAGTCTCATTGACCTTCCGTACGCACAGCAGGTTGGCTCCCTCGTACTTCGGATCGCCAAGCTTCAGAATGAAGTCCTGTGCTATATTAACGGATTTGCCAGATCCGGCACTCCCACGCATAACCCTGTACCGATGCTTGGAGCGGTTAATGATCTTGAAGTGAGAGTTGAACGCCACAACTACCGGAGCACTCATGATGCATCATCCCCGTAATCAACAATGATGTGAAGAGGAGGCTTACTGCCGTCACTTCCGCCTTTCTTATCAAGAATCGAAATTTCCTTCTTGAGCTTCTCAACGCGGAGTTGATGTTCTGTATCCGCTCCATCCTGCCGGCACATCTCGTCATACTGCCGGATGAGGTTCTGCAGAGTGGTCATCGCCCTGCTCTGAGCAGTCAGAAAGGTGGCTTGTTTATCCCAGGCGAATTGAATTTCCCACTCGGTTTCCTCATTATCCGATTTCTCGGTAGTGACCAACTTGGACTTCTTCAATTCCTTCGTTATATCATCCCGGTCCTTCACCAACATAATCTGCTGCGCCCGGAGTATGGCGGCATACTGAATCGTGATCTGATCCCACATCATATCAATAGGAGAACGGGTTTCAAGCTGCTCTATGATCTCGGCGGTGTCGTCAGGCAAGAACTTGCGGAAGAAGCCGTGAGTAACGGCCTTATCGTTTCGGTATGGTCCGCCATGGCCGCCCTTATTGCCGAGCGCATTCTTACTGCCGGGAGGAGCACCGCCGCGATTGCCGACGGCGTTCTTGTTTCCCTTCGGTGCGCCTATTTTTCTTTTAGAACGTTCCGGTTTATTCGGAGCGCTCCCTTCATCAGTTCGGAACGTTCCGTTTAATTGACCTGACCAGTTATCCTTACTCTTCCAGCCTCGGATCGTTCCCGCAGACACATTCAGCGAAGCAGCAATTTCCACAAGATCGAGCTGCCCGCCGCTGTCCAGCCACAACTTTTCTGCTTCTGCCCTTTTCGGGTCTCTTTCTCTTGGCATTTACATTTCACCACCCCCGGCATTAGTTTTAAAGCAAAGAAAAAGCACCTGAATTAACTCAGGTGCCGTTGTTACTACTGCATTTCTTCAATTACTCTTTTGGTGATTATCTCTGATGAAATCCAATGAACTGTAACATCGATTAGCTTTTTTAAGTCAGAGACGTCCTTGGTTTCCCATTTTCGCACATAATGTGTCTCGTCATTTCCAATCCACACAGCCCTTTCAGCAACCTGTTTTATATTTGAGTTGTCGACATCATCTTTGATGCATTTCCCCAAAAGCTTTTTCTCAATTGATACTCTTTCTTTTTCAAGAAAATTAATTAAGTAATCTTTTATCAAGAATTCCAATGCCTTTCTATAGCCCATTCCAGCAATATGATTTAATGCAGAATTTTCTGCAATGTAAGCTTGTCCATAAATTACTTTAAATAGAGGTGAAATTTCGTTTATTTCTTCACTGAATTCTGGTGTTACAAGATTGTGTGGGGCACTTCTCAGATATTGCCATTCAGTTATGTCACCTGAAAAATAATACGAAATGAAAAGAGATTGGCACTCTCTTTTAGTACAAAAAAATACTATTTCGGAATTTCCATTTATACTGTAACTAGCATAAATAATTCTGGGTTCTAGAACAACATTGCAAATGGGGCATTTATCAGGATATCGATTCACATTAGTAAAATACTCAGCTGAATACTTTCCATCTCCAGGACGTGCATACTTAATACTTCTGCTCATAATTTGCCCCCTAAAAAATGACTTCATGTTCCAGTATCAGACAATTTAAGAGGCTAGTCAAGGCAGAATAAAGTAGCAGTCAATGCGAAACTTATGTTATGTCGGTTTCGCTGTAGGGTCTGGCTGTAATCCGTAAGCACGCTGTCTGGTTTGTGCCGCGCTGCCCTTCTCTGGCTTCATACTAACAAACGGACGTTCTCCGTCTCAAACGCTCAAATCGTCTCACAGAAGGTCATATATCAACATGAAAAAAGCACCCTAAGGTGCTCATTCGTTATTCTTTGTCCTACGAATTGTTAACTGCTTTTAAAACAGCTTCGTATGTCTTTGCTATCGCATCGTCACTCAAATATAAATTAATAAAATCGCCGCGGCTTCCGGTAGTAGGTGCAATAGCTGCTGCTCTAGCTTGTATCAGTGACTGCACGATTTCTGCGGCTACCTCAACATTTGATTTACTCATACTTATCCCTCCCTTCGACATCATATTTCGACGTCCAGGAAGTTTTTTCCTTCTGACATTTCACTCTGGAACAAAACTGCTTCGTCCCTGTCCATTCTCCCCATATACAGCCCACACACTTCTTCGGCTGCTTCGGATGCACCTGCAGTGGAGGACGGATGCTATTCTGCTTTCTCACCATGATTGTCATCCTTTCGTGTATACAGATATAGCCATTGGCTCACTTCACGTTTATAAACCGAGCTGGATTGAAGCGCAGCTTCCAGGTCCCGTTTCCATGCTTCGGAACCAACAGCCTCAATCTTCCTTATCAGCTCGGGCTTCGTCTTGCCGAGCAGCGTCCAGGTCGTGGTTTTAAGTGCTTTGCAGATATCGCGGATAATTTTGCTCTTGCTGTCATCCAGCAGATAAGCGAGCAAACGCTGCTCCTTCTTATTGAGCCTATATGGTCCTGCGAGAGTTGATGCGACCTCTTCACAGGTCATTTCAAGATCCTCAAGCTCTGCTGTTATCTCCACAAGAATCACCCTTTCCTCATAATAAAAAAGCCGCCCAATGATAATGAGCGACTTCGGAATATGTATTCAGTTCAATCGTGCGGCGATTCCGGTTTTTAGAACGGCGTCCGCTTCGCATCCGCAGCAAATGCGCTGCGCTCTTTGCTTAAAATCTTTACGGACTTTGTTACAGAGGAGAACAAGACCATTTTACTGACCTTGAGAAATCGAAGTCAAAGCCGCCACAGTTGATAACGGGCGATTCATTCCGAGAAATCTCTTTCTCTCTCTTCATTGCTCACTGATTCGATAATAGCGGGGGCAGGGATTTGAACCCCGGCTTCGGCCCGGTTCTTGCTGGCGTTGCGTCCAGACACCCCGCATGTTTAATTCGACTTATATTTCATTTCAAGCTCAGTCATCATTACGCTGACTTCAACCTGCTCCCGCTCGATTCTTTCCTGGAGCGAATCACGTTTTTCAGGATTCTTCAGACCATTATATCGTTCCCGCAATTGATTGATGGAACGCTGTTTCTCACGAACAGCAGTATTTGTATAGAACGAAGGATACTCTGTCTGACAATATGGACACGTGAAATATGTTTCCTCAACCGAATCGTCAAGTCGGCGATGCTGCAGGTCTATATGAAATCCACCTTTGCAATTATCACATTGTACTGGCATACCAATCATTTTGAACCCTCCCGAATTTTATTTGATCCTATTATTTCCACCCACAATAATTAATCCGGCACTTACTCAGGCGGCCGGAAGCCTCCATGATCCGTACTTTAACCGCTATGGTCACGGCTCTTAGGGGGACAAGGGAAATGTCGCAAGGTGCAAGTACAGAGTAAGGAAAAAGCGAGAGGAGGTACGCCTCGGTTAATGCTGCATTGCTGCAGCCGTGCGTGTCACTCTCGCCTGATTTCCACATTACCAATATAGCACGGTCAATTCCTCATGTGATGTTCAGAAAACCCCGCTATTCCGCCATATTTTCATCAGTTCCTCTTCAAAATTTCATCGAAGAATCCCATCTGTACCAGGGAGTTCGCTATCATCTTGGTTCCCCTCTCAATGTAACGGTCCACGGTGCTACCTGATGCGTAAGTAAACAGGATCGTATTACTGCGGTTGTGTCCTTCAATGAAGCGAGCCTTGATCACCTTCTTTATTCCCTGGTGCGGAATTAGGTTATATGCCCGAAAGATCATGAACGTATAAACGCGGTACCGCTCATACATCCACTTCTGCTTTTCTGTCAAGATCACCGCATTTGCCGTCTTGTCAGCGTGCAGCTCGTCCGCACTCAGCCTACGGGCAGCCTCTCCATCAACCGCAACCTGAGCCATTTCTGATTGGAATCCGTTGAAATCTTCTATAAACAAAATCATGTCCCGATATCGTTCGAGGTAGAACTCGGTCTCTGTAATCTCCTCCTCTGATGCTTTAGCAAACAATTCCCCTTGCTCGTATGCCATCGCCATTCCCCTCATTCCCCTTTATGTTATAATGTCAAGAGGAGTGATTTACCGAAATGACCCCCGCCCCGGCCAAGGATATGGGGGTCTTTTGCTATTCATAAAAATGGAGGTAATTCGATGTTTAGTAACAACAGAAGGAGCATGCGTGCGTACATTATGCTAAATCCCAATATCACTGATGATCAATTAATGAGAATAAAGATTGATTACGAAGCAACGTTGGAAGAGTTGAAACTATCTGGTGTGTTGTTATCGGCGATAACAATAATTTTGACCATAGTAGGCATTATCATAAATAAAACTTATACAGGCACAGGAAATTTATTTTTTTTGTTTCTTCTATTCTTTTCCGCATGTATATATTTTCTCTTTACTAAAAAAAATAGAGTAGTGTCCAATCTAGTGAACGACATAAAAACTATTGAATATGAAATCCAAATGCGCAAAGAAAAACAGGCAATACGTAAAAGTCATATGGAGCAAATATCAATTATCAGAGATAGGAGATTAAGAGAAAAATATAAAAAATAATATTATCTACTATTGGATATCTTTGTCCAATTCCATAATCCCTGCTGACCTTTAGCAAGGATCAGCTCCGGCAACTGCTTAACGTCCGCGAGTTCCCAGGCATAACGGCCATTCCCGTACCATCCGAAGGTAAATTCCTTACTCGCTTGGTCGATCAAAAATGTGGGCACAAATCCGGTCAGAAGCGTCGCATCACCTGTATGGGCAATATGGATTTCTTGGCAGTCCACCAACCGGGAGATGGCAACCACCGCCCCGGTGGGAAGTGTGTCCGCAGTATGGTCGTACCGGGCGAGTGCTGCTTTAATCTCCGATTCCTCACATGCGGCCTTGTCAATCTTCATACCGGCGTGGATGGCGAGCTCACCGCGATGCTTGGTAGGCCAGGGCTGTATGATGGTTATAGCCTTCATGCCTTCGCCGCCTCTCTTGGTTTCAGATATCCCATCTCTACCGCCAGTTGCCGGATGGCCTGCATATCCTCTTCCGGATAACCCCAGTGAGGGCAGTACAAGCCGCCGTACCCGTTGTTGTGGTTAGCGTCATCGTCTCCGAAGATATAATCCCGGAAGTCGTTAATCAACCCCCACATTGTGCCGCCGTTGCTGAAGCGATGCTTTTGCTCATTGGTTTTGCCTTCAGCTCCCGGTACAAAAATCAAAGGCATGTCGGAATAATGATCTGTGTACCAGAGCCTCCCGCCAGCCCAGTGAAATTCTGAGTATCGATCCTCTTTATCGTGATATAGGAACTTACGTCCACGGCTGCCGATCTCACGGATCAGCCTATTTGCCGTTTCAATCCGTTTCTCAAGCCATGGCATGCCTGGCGGCAGGACCTCACCTGGTCTTGGCTGAGACTGTCCTATCTTTCGGCAGCGAATCATCTTCAAAAATTCAATATAAGTCGTATCAGGCCAGGGATCTGAATATTCAAGGTACTCGGCATACTTCACTTTTCCAGCCGTTAACCCACTCCGGATAACCGAATATGCTTCATACTCACCGGATTCAGATAAGTGACCTCATAGACGTTCAAGGCTACACTCATTGCTTATCAGCTCCTTTATAGGGAATAAATCCGTGAACTATTGCACTTGCCGTCATCCTCGGACATGTTATTATTTGGTTACTGGAGGTGCGTAAGTGAGAAATGAATGGGTAAGAACTGTGCTGTCAATAACATCCGCTGTACTCGCGTTTTTTGTTATCCGTAAAATTAATAGGGATAAAGAAAAGAATAAAGATAAATAACTTGGGGAGAGGGTGGTTAACCCTCCCGTTTAATAAATCCCGGTCTTTGTGCAATCGTGGTAATCAATGCCGCGCCCCTTCAGCTTCTTGTATCCGTGTTTCTGGCCGAAGGAGTCATTATGAAAGTAGCCTAGCCGGATAAGGGGGATCTTCCATCCGTAAGACCAGTAAATATGATGAATCCGATGGAACCCGGTAACCCGTTTCAGGAGCCTCCAAGCTCTTTTGGGGGCCTTCGCTCTACGTCTGTAAATTAAGCTCATGTCTGTTCCCTCCCTAGGGCATTAATCTCCTAAGTACTCATTCAGTAATTTACCGCCGCCAATTAACCTGAAGTTGTTCATGATGAAATGTTCAATTTCTTCCCGTGTGAATCCAGCGTGCTCGATTTCTTTCTCAAAAGTCCAGAAATGCCGAAGTGGTTTCAATTTCTCCGGATATTTGAACTCAACAATCTCCAGAACTTTTTGCCAATGCCCAACACGCGGGCAGTCATAGAATGTATTGTCAGATTTATCAACAACCCCTAGGCCCGTTATTCCATAACCCTTGCACTTGTGATCAAACTCCAGTTTTGTGTACTTCTCGGTTTTGCAAATCTGCTCAAAGATTGCCGCGCATTCCGCTGACCAGTCATTAAAAGTGATGAACTCCACGCCGGAGGCAGAAACATAATTACCGAGAATGGTTTCAAGCTCTTCATCACTCATTTGATATAGGAAATCGTACATAGCAAATTGTTTGGCCTTGTAAAACTTCCCTTGGACAAAATCTTCCACGTACTTCTGCAGGAAGATTCTTGTCAGGGCTAACGGTTCATAAGTGAAACTGAGTGTTTCCATGTCGTTGGTCCTCCCTGGGGCTATGACAACCCCTATATTGGTTCATAAAAATTCATTACTAACTGCTCATGCTGCAGGTACTTGAGTGCCCCGGGCAAGTTGGCATCGGGGAATCTGCTATACCCGGTACCATCAACGCTGTCGCAACCCATATCCCTAGCAATCCGCAGCCTCTCCAGGCTATTGACGCGGCCCATATGCACCCATTTCCCCCGCCACTTTGCCTCCCGGACCAACCAGCGCACCGTGTCACTCAGCTTGTAATCAGTAGATCCGCCGATAAACACCGCCTCACAACGCCCCCAGGGCATACACAGCTTTTCTTGTCCATCCTGAAGCACCAAAGCTACAGGCAGGCCATGCTCCCGGATGATCGGTTCCCAGGTATCAAACATCGCCAGTGTGCAGGCGGCGTCCGCCACTACATCCGGCGCCGTAACAAACAGCGGGGAGGTTCCGGCGATTTTGGTCAGCATTGCCCTGAACCGCGACTCTGCCGCGCTGTCGAATCCGCCGAAGCAATCATTATCTGCTGCCCACGGCAGCCCGGCCATAGATTCAAGCGAATTGCGGGACCGTGGGGTTAGCAGGCAGCCCAGGTTAGGGGATGCTGCATATTTCCGGACTGTCGGGGTAGCGCCACTAACCAGCAGCAACATTGCCTTTTCTCGGGGGCAGTGTCAGCTGCTTTCCGAGCTCCTGGAGCTTTGCGCCGTGCTCGCATACTTTATTGCAGTAATTATCTGCCTTTGCCAAATGCCCGGGGTGCTCCCGGAGTATGTCCGAAGGGATACCGCAGGCTTTGCAGGGGCCTTCCCTTATTTCAAATATCTGCTGCAGTACATCTATTCTCTTGGTCATAGGCTGAACTCCATCTGCCCAGCTGCTGGCTTGTATCTCTCCAGGGACAGTACCCGGCCAGAGCCGACACACAATTCCGGCACGCTCGCCTGGACCTTGGCTCTCGCCATTTCTGGCGAAACAGAATTGCCGCATTTGGCTACCTGCTGATCTTTCTGAACAGGACGGCCGTTAGCCCGATAACCATCAATGATATAGGTGCTGGGGAATCCTTGAGCTGCATAAAGCTCCCTGGGAGTCAGCATTCGGAACCCGATATCTACCACCACATACGGTTCACCCTTAATGTGGACAATTACTAGGCCAAAACGGTCATGTGTAGGTATTGTATGCAGCGGGCTGTTCAAGTCCTGTCCAATGCTCGACCCGTAGTACGCCACAAGGAACGCATATACCAAACCATGATGATTGCCGCCGGCTGTTATAGTTTGTAGAGGTTCATTTACAGACTGCCCGATGTTCGTGCCCCGGAACTTGATAATATTTGCAGTGACCAACCCGAACCGATTGGAAGTATCCAGGGTAAGTAGAGGATTATCAAGTGTCTGCCCCCGAGCTTCTTGGCCTTTAATCTCCCCGTGATATTTCGTAAGGAAAGGAAGCACCAGGCCATATCCGTTTTTTGACGTCATTGTTCCGAGCGGTTGGTCGATTCCTTGTCCTCTGAATCCATCCCCTGAGTGATTCACGGTTACAATGAACGGTTTTGGGTTTTTCAAACCGAATTTCACAGTACCGTGAGCAATCCGCCGTTGTGTACTGTCTGCCAGCGGGCGCTTAACGGTCAATCCGTATTTCTGTTTGATCTCATCAGCTGAATCAAAAATGCTGGGGCATGGAAGGGACCAATCAATAATCTCAGCAGCTGTCCGCCATGGTTTCCGCTTCCCAGCCTGTACCTCCAGGCTGTCAGGCGCTCCGTGTGTCGGCTCCGGCCAGACAATGGGCTTGCCGTCACGCCGCATTTCCATGCACAACCGCTTGCGAGAAGTAGGTGCTCCATAATCGCAAGCCACCAACTCGCGCCATTCGACTTCATATCCAAGCTGTCGGAGACACTCAACGAATGATTCAAAGATACGCCCCTTCTCACCTGGAATCGGTTGCCCTTCCTCATCCAACGGGCCCCAGTCTTGGAATTCCTCTACGTTTTCAAGGATGATAACCCGCGGCTTCACTGCAATTGCCCACCGGATTACGACCCACGCCAAGGCGCGTATTTTCTTCTCGCGCGGTTTCCCGCCTCTGGCTTTACTGTGATGTGTGCAGTCAGGTGAGAACCAGGCCAGACCAACCGGACGCCCACGCGTTGCCTTTACGGGATCAACATCCCAAACATCTTCACAATAATGTTCTGTCTCTGGATGATTTGCCTTGTGCATAGCAATGGCTGCCGGATCGTGGTTGATGGCGATGTCTGGGCTGCGGCCGATTGCAAGTTCCATTCCTGTACTGGCCCCGCCCCCGCCAGCGAAAGAATCTACTATGATCTCTCTCATGGGAACCTCTCCCTTACCTGTTTGTATTCTTGGGGCCTCAGTATCCGGTAATATCCGGTCAGTGCCTCGTTATGCTGCTCATGTATGACCCCCGTAAAAACTCCGGCAGATCGGAGCATAACCTCAATCTCAAACTCGCTGCCTGCAACGATGTAGGTGCGGAGTTTGTTATCCCGGCCGCAGGCCTGCTTGATGGTGGGTACTTCTGGGGTCCAGCCGATCACGTATGATCACGTACCAATTCTTTGCCTTGTAGTTGCAGCAATCCGCCGACAGGACATTCCCGATTGCAGAATCCGTCAATCTTGGAATAAGTGCTGCCGTGAATCAAATTCAATTCAGCTCGCTGAGGGCAAGACCCGCAATGCTGAAGGATATCGCTTATTGCATATACCGCCTGCAGTCTGCTCATTTCCGATACACTCTCCTAATCTTCTGATTCAACTTGCTCCAACGTTTGGAGCGGCGGCGCAGCAGTTCAGCCTCGGCCTCCTGTCGATGAACCGGATGCGCGCCGGTGTCCCACATTACCATCCGTAATTGCTGGGAAGTCGCGGCGCGCCAGTTCGTAGCTCAACCAAAGCGCTTTACGCGTTTGATCCTTACCAACACCCCTGCCAACGGTAGCTCTGGCTCGGCGACGATGTAATAATCTAAGTTGTGTTCGATCCGGCTTGCACGCCACATGTCCGGCCATCCGTGTTCGCCACGTTGCAGGTATTCAACCCGCGATCCGGAATTCAATTCGAAACCACCGACTTCATAGCGGCCCAAGCCGTTCTTTGCGAGTTGCCCTTCCGCTACCACTGGAGCATTCAGCAGATCAAATGCAGTTCGGATGTCATCAATCCGTTCACCAATTGCTCCATACTCGTTCCGCAGATACTGGTCCTGAGGATCATTGCGGTCATAATTTTCTGTCCAGCCTTCCTCCGCTCCTTCGATCGCTGCCTGTACCATACGCAGCTTAGGCATCAGGCCTGCCAATGCATCGTGTATCACTTTCTTCATAGTGAATCCCTCCCGTTTTATACAATCCTGGCCTTGCTCCAAAACCCTTTAGTGTCGGTGTTAGCCGCTTTATTTCGCTTAATAAGAAATTCATAATACCGCGGTCCGTACTTCTCGACCTGGTCATTGCGGTTCTGGATGATGTCTTCGATCAGCTTGTCGAAGTCAGCTGTGCTGTAGAAATACCGCAAATGCTTATCCAGCTCAACATAGCTCTGATCCACCGTAGTCAGGAGATTGAATCGATAGGATAATTACTTCTTGCCGTTGTGATCACTGATCCGGACGCTATTCACCACGCCGTAATCGAATTTGAGATAAACACTGTTGGTGGTGAAGGCATCATACCGCTGTACCGTGATTCCGTGGGCCTTCACTGCCCGGGTGATCCGGTCTGCTAACTTCCGGATGGATTCATCCTTTGGACGCTGATGTGACTTGCCCATAAGCCTGCACCGCCCTTACTCCGGCCAGTTCCGCCGAGTATTGATAGAAGGCGTCTGCATCCCGGCTATCAAGCGCCTGATCAATCAGTCGTTGCAGCTGCTCACTCCGGTATTTACGAACTGCCGTCTCCCAAACCACTTCAATGTAAGTGTCCAAGGCAAGTGCATAGAGAATGAGAAATCGCATGCCTCTCCCTCCTTTGTAAGAGAAGAAGCAGCTTACGCTGCTCCTCCGCCACCCTTCATTTTCTTAGCTGCCAGTTTCTTATAAGCGTTGTATCTCGACTGGAACTGTCCCTTGGTCATACCTTGAGAAACAGCGATCTCTAGCCAAGTCTTGTCTTCCTTGGCCCGTCTCTCGATCAGGTCCGGGAACGGGATAGGCTGGCCTTGATGCTCGATTTCCGGGAAGATTGGGCGTTCCTTCAGAATGAAGGCGTCCAACTCCTCTTTATCCACTTCATCAGCATCAGTCGGGTCCGCAGGGTCATGACCTGCTTCACCGGACGGATCACCTGTCCCCTGGTCAGCGCCGCTCTCCCACTCAGGAGTGAACCCATCGCCTTCACCGTCTTGAACCGCGCCGTCAGCTTCTTCGATGACAATATCTCCGACCTCACCTTCAGCGGAATCACCATCTTCAGTGACTGGATCAGGCTCTGCTGCTTTTGAAGGGGATACACCTTGGGATTGCATCCATTCATGCCATGCTGCTGCGGAAGGGGCTACACGCTTGCGGTATTCATCAATTTTCTCTACGATTTTCCCGCTGCTGATCCCGAGCTCGGAAGCCAGCTTCATATAGGTTTCTCCGCTCGCCAAGCGCAGGGAGAAGGCGACGAAATCAAAATCCAAATCCTCGAATGTCGGCGCCAATCCGCTTTGAATGAACTCTTCGATGATGGCCAGTTCGATCTCTGCCGGCAGCTGTTTGATCTCGATCTTCTCCGCAGGCAGCCCCAGGTCCATCGCAAGCTGTTCGCCTTCTGGCTTCACTTCGGAGACAACACCGTTGTCCACCCGGTAGGTCTTAATCGGCTTCTCCGTCCGGGCATTGATCTCGATGTTGTAGTTAACAACCGCAGAATCAAGTGATGCTGTCACTTTGTCTCCGATCATTTCATGCAGCCATTCAATCTTTCCGCGAAGATCTTCGCCGGCCACAACCAGCAAGATGTTCACATCACCATCTGACTTCAAGTCAACCTTTTTTACCAATCCTTTAAAATCGAGATATCCCATGATTACGCAACTCCCTTGATATATTTTTGGTGGTAAGCCCAGCAGAGCGCCAGAGCATCGGAAGGATCGAACAATCGCTGTTGCACATCGCCCTTCTTGTACTTGCCTTTAGGATCAGTGGTCTTGTAGAGAACCGGAACGGCCAATTCGTCATAATCCAGGTCAAACAGTATCTGCATCTCAAAAGCCACTGTCTCTTTATCCGCGTTACCTTTACCCGTCTGCATCTTCAGTTCAGTCGGCCGGATATGAGCAATCTTGATACCCAAGTGAAGCGCAGCCAGTGTGACCACGGAAAATGCTCCGACTAGGGCGATTACGCTGGAAGCATTTTTGAAGTGAACCGGACGCTCCAGAATGATCAGATCCGGCTTCTCCTGCTCAATCATCCGGAAGGTGTCCTGATAAATGGCGTCCAGCACATCCGGCATAGCGATCTTACTGAAATCCCGGAGACCAAACTCAATCGGCTTGCCGTCTTCCATGGTGGCCCATCCGGCATAATTCGTGCCGTGGTCAATACCTAGCATCTTCATCTTTGGTTTCCTCCCTCTCCCTGCGCGGCTTCATCTCGGTGTCCAGTACGTACACCGTGCCGATCACATGCCCACGTTTATCAAAAACAGCGAAGTAATACTTCTGCTGGAACAAAGGATCAATAGATCTATCCGGAATCATCCGGCCTCACCCCGTTTCCCCATCACGAGATCAAATTCGGCGATACCTTCATCCACCTGTTCCGGATCCAGATTAGGAAACTCTGCCAATAGAACCGTTCGCTCCGGTACGAGCCCCGTGTTTTGGTAGTAGATGACCATGAAGTGATACACGTGCCAGTAATTCCAAGCGCCATTCACGACACTGCCCTCCGGATCGTCCGGGGCTTGCCGGAGTACCGATTTATCAGTACTAAATGTTCACGCGTATCCCGCTCCACAAACCAATTCCCCGCAATCAAGCCAGCTGCCTGAATTTCAAGCTTCTGCCGGCGTGTTGGCCGCTTTTCCTGTTTCATTCCCGTTCCTCCTATCGTGGTTGATCTTCCCTTATGGGTTTATCCCGGCCTTTTAATTGAGCTTCATATGCCCAATATCCTTTCACCGCGCTGTCAGAAGTCTCACGAAGTTTGTTTAAGCTGTTGGCTATTGCGGTACATCCATAGAAAACGTAACAATCTTTCAAAGCCTCTATATCTTTGTAAGTGACACTCACCAATGTTTCCCCGAGCAATTCCTCGGCTTTGAGATATCCACCGTCCCACCATTGGCCGTTACAGTGAATGACCTCACCATTCTCAAGTGTGATATCAAACTCTCTGCCGCCAAATGCCTCGAATCCCAATGTTGGCCTGGAATAGTAGTAGCACGATACAAAAGTACAAGTCTCATCTAATCCGATGATTAGATTTCCTTCCTTGTAGTAAGTGAACTCAACTGGGTTCGACATTACATAAGCAATTCCATCGTTAAATGTAACTATGGCTTCTATTTGGTTAGTCATTACGTTCCTCCCTCATGCCCATTTGCGTTTGTCTACGTCATCCGGTGGTGCAGGTACATTGCTGTGTGCTCGTTCGTAGTTTGCGAATTTGTTGAACTGCTTCAGGAAGACCAACTCAGCTGTACCAAGCGGACCGTTCCGCTGCTTCGCAATTATAATCTCGATGATGTTTTTCTTCTCAGTCTGCTGATCATAGTAGTCATCCCGGTACAAGAAGGCTACGATATCAGCGTCCTGCTCAATGGAACCAGACTCCCGCAGATCCGAAAGCATTGGCCGTTTATCCTGGCGCTGCTCGACGCCGCGGCTGAGTTGCGAAAGTGCAACCACTGGAACATCAAGCTCTCGAGCGATCTGCTTCAGCGTCCGGGAAATCTCGGACACTTCCTGCTGCCTGTTCTCGTTGCGCTTCCCGGTTCCAGAAATCAACTGCAGGTAATCGATCAGGATTAACCCCAACCCCTCCTGCCTTTTCAACCTGCGGCACTTATTCCTGATCTCGTGGACGGTCAGCGTCGGCGAGTCATCGATAAAGATATTGCTGTTGCCCAGAATACCAATCGCGTCCGCGCCTTTCCTCCAATCGTCTTCAGCAAAGTCCGCAGTCCGCATATGATTCGCGTCCAGGTTTGCTTCCGCACAGATCATCCGCTGTACCAACTGCGGCGCCGACATCTCCAAGCTGAAAATCGCTACGGTCTCTTTTGACCGCACCGCCACATTTTGAGCGACGTTCAAGGCGAATGCTGTTTTTCCCACGGAAGGCCTGGCGGCTACGATGATCAGGTCACTCTTCTGGAATCCGGCGGTCAACAGGTCAAGATCAACGAATCCCGAAGGAATGCCACTTACTCCATTCTCAGCTTTGTTCGTGGCCCGATGTTCCATGTCCTCGTAAACCTGGACAGCCACTTCACCGATCCGCTTGAACTCTTGTTTTGGTGCTGCTTGATCGGATAAGCGTGAAGCATTGACCTGAGCAATAGCCATGACCCGTGCCGGATCTTCACTCTCAGATGCCATTTGTGCTTGTTCAATCCCCGTTCGAATCAATTCGCGGAGCAGGTGCTTTTCCTTCAGAATCCCGATGTAATAATCCACATTGGCAGCGGTAGGAACACTGTGAGCGATCTGGGATAAATAACTGACCCCTCCGATATCCTCAAGCTGTCCATTGTCCTGCAGTCTGGACATCAGTGTAACTAGATCGATCGGCTGTCCTTCCTCGATGATCTGCTCCATAGCCTCGAAGATGAACCGGTGCTCTGGGTTGTAAAACACATCAATCGGCAATTCCAGCATTGCTTCAAGAGCATCGCCTTCCTTGTCAATTAAAACTGCCCCCAATACAGCAGCTTCTGCTTCTGGATTATGCGGCATCTTAATGCTGGATATTAAGTCTTGCATAAAGCGCCTCCTTCAGCCCTGATGGAGGAGGAACAGCCTTTAATCGCGATGCATCCATTTCGTGTATCAATTCCTGTGTCTGTTTCCGCATCCGTTCTCGCTCCAACTGTTCTCCCAGCCGACCTCGTATTTGAGATATCTTGGGGGGGAAATCACTGGTCATGATGTGCTGTCGAACATTTGACTGAGCCGTATCGTAAGGAATATCCTTCAGCATATCAAGGTCTTCCTCCACGGCCTGTAGGCTGGCGTCAAAGTTGCCATATCGCTTCTTGATAATCTTGTACAGCTTAGCGACTTCCAGTTTGTTCACGGCGTTCCTCCTCTTCGATGAAACGCTGAAGCTCATCGATTTCTTGTTGCTGTTTCGTTTTGCGCTGAGGCTTCTCTGGCAGTTCTCCCGGGGCGACTCCGTCAGTCGGCGCTGAGGTAGTTTGGGAGTTCTTCCAAGCCTCTTCGATCCCGTCCACGTAATACAAAAAGCTTGTAGGAAGCTTAAAACCTCCTCCCTCACGCTTGCGTTTCTCCTCCAGGAGAAGTTCCATAGTTCGGATGGTAAAAGGGTTAGGCGTACCTCCGGCGACCATCTTACCCATGGCTTCACGCTCTCGTGGCTTCACGTGGAAATCTAACTTCCCATGCAATTTGGTATAAGCATCTAAAAGTTCAATCATCGGATTGGATTTCCGGTCTGGAATTACCTCATCAGCGAACTCATTGTCAGTAGTAGTAGTAATAGTAGTACTAAGATCTTTTAATACAGTGTCGGGAAAGTGGTCCAATTTTCGGACAGGTTCACCGTCAGCTTTTATAAAGTAGTCCGGTTTTTGGACAACTTTTTCACCAACTATATTAAAGTAGTCCGAATTTTGGACAGGTTCGCCGACAACTATTAGATCAAATCTGACAGTGTAACTGCCCTTAGCACTCCCCCGTGGAGGGGAAGTATAGCCGATCAATCCGGCATTGACGAGTTTACTACGATGTGTGTTAATGGTATCCCGACTCTTTATTCCGGTTTGAAGTGTAAGCTCAGTGTTTGTCATTTGGAAAGCCCGCTTCCATCCCAGCTTGCAAGATTTCCGCCATAAGGCGACCATGATTGCAATTCCCTCTGGTCCGTATTCCTCAGGACCGCCTATCGCTTCATACTGGTTAAGGAGGCCGGCCATAGTTGGTTCTCTGGCTGACTCCGTCATTCACTCCCCCCTCCCGCAGCAGCCGTGCTATTTCAGTTAATTCCTATCATCCTGCAGGTAAACAAATGGATACTTCACTCGCTTGACCGTAAAACCGGGATAACCACGAGCGAAGTACTCCCGGGTTTCCCGTTTGAACTTTTCCTGGTCTACCTTCATAATTTTCCAGATCCTCTCGCCCATCATGCTCTTCATGAGTGGCTTGTCATCGATCATCGGTCAGCCACACGGACCAGTGAGCCGGTTGTCTCTTGAATCTCCTGCTTGAATCTCTTGGCATCGCTGTTCCCGTCGGAAAGATGAAGCAACCAGATTTCCTCAACATTCCGGGTATCATTGGCTTTCAAGAAGTCTTTCACGTTCTCCAGTGAGAAGTGAGAGCGAAGCAGCCGTTTCTTCTGAGCCGGATGTAGATGGCCTGTTGCCACCCGCTCGTTAACGACGCCCCGAGAGTAGTTACACTCCACCATGATGTGAGTCAATCCGCTGAAGCGATGCCGGCAGTAGTAGGTATCTGTAAGAAAGACCAGCTTATCGCCTGCTGTATTCGCCAACAGGAAGCCCAAGGGCTCCTCCACATCATGCTGAATATCGAACGGTAGAATCGTCCAGGTGCCTATCGTGAACTGCTCCAGCGCCTTGATGACCTTCAGGCGATGACCTGACAGCCCTCTGGCAACTGCTGTCCCTGCACTGGTGTAAATGTTGATGCCTGCTCGCATAATGTCAGGAGCAGCCTTGCTATGATCCAGGTGCTCATGTGTGATAAGGCATCCGGCTATATCCGTCATCCGAAAGTTAAGGGCCCGCTGAATCGACTTATAAGGAAAACCGGCTTCCAGTAGAAGCGCGGTATGACCATCCGATATACGATAGGCGTTACCGGCGCTGCTGGAGCCGAGACATTGGATGTCGATCATTAGAAATCCATCTCTTGTTCCATCGGAGGAACATCTTCAGAGAAATCATATGGATCAGGGCTGCCTGTAGGATCTTCCGGCTGAGCATCGGGTGTACTGGCTGGTGGATCTGTAGGAGTAACATCAATGATGGTTCTATTTGCATTTGCCCTGATCTCCTCATCAACCTCAGCCTCTGCAAAATCGCTCTCCATTTGTTTCAGTCGCAGGTAATCATCATCGATCTTCTGGGAGTCGATAGTGATGTCACCATAGGCCGCACGATAAATGGTCTTCCATGCCATCTTCTCCGGCCAACCCTCTACCGCTTCTTTTCCGACATTCTTACCATTTTCCCACTTGTCTTTCTCGCCACCCCAGAACTCAGGAGAAGCTTTATCCGGCTTACGTTTGTCGATATCCTTCTTTGTCATAATCACGAGTTTGTTTTTCTCGGGCGCGTTGGAAAAACTGTGATAATAGAAGCCTCCGATGATATCCCCGCGGTCAAAAGCATTTACAATCTCAAATTCGTAGCCTTCATATTGATTTTTGGAGTCTTTCTTGACTGGTCTGAACTTATCTGTGGAATACACAAGTTCAACAGTCACATGATCTGGAACATCAAGGCCATATTTGGTAGCTTTCAATTCAATACCGCGATAACCCTCAATGAAGGTGACATCGTATTTACCAGTATTTTTGTTCTTGTATGGGATGGGATTAATGTGGTTTGGCTGAGAAGGATCAAATCCAACCCTCGCCATAGCCACGACATCACAAGCTAGTTTCTCCATATTCACATTCTGCCAGGTAACCGGAACCGGATCTTGAAACTTGCCTGATTTCTTCAATCGTTTCTCCTCAGTAGACTTCAGAATCGCATCCAGGGCGATGAAGTAGTTCTGAGCCAGACGTTTCTGAAAATTAGTGAGAGCAACCTCGCCTACACTGGAACCGAACTGTGAAATGACCTTTGTCATGAAGCGTTCGGATTGGGTAGGTTCCTTCTTGGCAACCGCCGTCGGAGCTGCCTGCTGCTTTGTTTGATCTGTAGTGCTCAATTAAATCCCCTCCTCGTATTAATCGCAGTAAGACCGGAAGCAGTGCGGGCATCCAGTAACAAGTTCCCGACCTGCTTTTTCAACAGAAATCCCCGCGGACTCACGTCCATCGGATTTCCCTTTCCAAACATGATGACCAGGCGCATATATATTTTGATTACACGACCAACAGCGGCCAGTTTTTGGCGCGAAGTGAGGTGCTTTGTTCTCCTCACAATAAATTTCCTGAGCCTTAATGCTCTCTTGAACGTCGTACATTTAAATCGCCTCCTGTATGGCTGCCGTCTCAATGCGCAGCTTCTTATCAGCTTCACTTACAACCAGCCGGATGACCTGAGCGTCCGTTCCGATCAGCTTCGTAACGGCCTCCGCATTGTCCACGAAGATCGGAGCACTAAAACCGTAATGTTCACCCAGCGTATTGATGATGTCCAGGCCGACATTGATCCGGGCAGCATTGTTTAGGCCGCTATCATACGGCACCCCCTTGTAGAGTGTGTCGCAGACTTCCTTGATCCCGCCGTTGATCTGGTCCTCGAAGAGGCGAAACCGGGCAAGCTTGAATTTACTGTTGATCTTGGCATCCAACATGCTGACCTTGGTTTTGGTGAACTCTTCGCAGAGGAACAACTCGTGCTGCAGTCGTTCATATTCAGCAGCCAATTCCCGCTCCTGGTTCTCCAGCTCCGTCACACGCTGCTGCGCGCGGCGGACACCATCAAATTTAGCGAGATCACTTTCCATTCCAGCGATCTCTGAACGCTGCAGGAGAATACTCTGCCGGACAGCAGTTGCAGCATCATCTGAGGAAGCTTTCAGATCATTGATCTGCTGCTGCACTGTCGCTGCCTCAGCCTGCTTACTGGCATAACCCGGATTCGTTGCAGGGTCTTTTACACCAGATCGAAGATCAGTCAGCTCAGCCTCGGCATCTGTCATCTCTGTTTGAAGCAGCTGCAAAGCATTCTTCAGGCTTTCAATCTCTCCATTGAGCCGCACAATCTCCTGTTCAAACTTCTGAGCTTCAGCCACCGCCGCTTTTCCGGAAGCATTAATCCGCTCCTTACATTCCGCCAATCGACGGTTGAAGTCGGCTTCAGCTTTGTCATGAGCAGCTTTGACCTGATCTTCTGGAAGTGACTGTCCGCAGGCTGGGCAATTGGCTTCATGCCCTTCTGGATGTTCGAAGACGATGCCTTTCAATTCTGAAAACTCTGCCCTCAGCCGATTTGCTTCCTGCCGGCGCCCTGCTGCCAGCCTTTCATTGTTCTGAATGCGCTGCTGCTTATCCTCAATATCCCGGCGGTACCGGTTAACCTCGATATGCATTTGATTCACAGCGTCACGTTTAACAGCGACTTTATCCAGCGCATCCGATTGCAGTTGGCCTTTAATGGAGATCAGCTCGCCTTCGATCTCCCGGAGCCGCTTCTCTTTCACAGCCACTTCACCGCCGGAGAGGATTCGGGTAAGCTCCGCCTCCCCAGTCTCTACCCTGCTACGCAGGATGGCGATATCTTCCTTAAGCAGCTCTTCATCCAGTTCGGCAACATCAGGCATCTGTCGTTGCACTTCGCTGATCCGCACCGGCAGCTCCTTAATCTCGCGGTTAATCACGGTGCAGCGGGAGGAAATGACCTTCTTGTGAGAATCAAGGTCCCGCCCGCCGAGAATGCCTGGCAGCGGAGCAAGTTCCTTGTTGCCGTGAATCACCTCAGCATCCGTGAGGTCACCGCACACTTCCAGCAGCACCTTCCTGCGGTCCTCTTTCTTCAACTGTTCATTGAAGTAAGAAGGACTGGTCAAAAGCTTGAACAGATCCTCTTTAATGAGGGAATCTACCTCGGCGGTATACTCTCCCTTTTTGACAGGAACACCATCCAAGAAGTAATTCGTCTCATGACCTTCGAATGCATCCGTTGCGGATCCGCGCTTCTTAGTCCATTTCTCGGAGAAGACCCGGCGAAACGTCCGGCGGCGACCATCGATCAGGAATACTCCTTCTACCTCGTGCTCCAGCTTGTGCTGCAGGACCTTGCCGGCACCGTCCAAACCCTTAATCTCGAAATCGGTCTTGTTCTGGCTGTCCTTACCGAAGAACAACCAGGTGAATCCATCAAAAATTGTTGTCTTTCCGGTAGCATTATCGCCGTAGACATCAGCGTCCCCGCCGTTAACAGCGAGGACGAACTCTCTAATTCCTTTGAAATTACGGAGCGTTAAACGCTCCAGATCGATACGACTCAAGCGATCACCTCCTCAATTGCCGATACACACTCGGCGTGTAAGATCATTTGTTGATCAGGTGTTTCGGGATAACGAATGCCTTCCAGATAAGTCCGGATGGCGTATTCGACTTCAGCCAGTTGCTCGGGATCAGCATGCAGTTGAAAAGTCCCGAACTGCTGTCGGATTGAAAGCACCGGTGGCGAGTAATTAGTAGGAGGTACAATTTCTACCTCGATGCGCTGACCGCTAATGTCAGCAGAATAGGCAGTTGACATTCCATTCACTCCCTCTTGTGTAGTGCGCCTCCACCTGCTAAGATGGAGGCAAGTTGATATTAAATTGTCAAAGATCACTGGTAGCCCGTTCCCGCGGGCTATTTTTCGTTTTCAGCCATTCTTTCTAACGCAATGAATGCGACATTTTTTATGAGCACTCCCGCTTCGCATTCATAGCCACAAGATTTTAACTGCGCCACTATTGAAGATATCGTGTCAAACTGAGCTATCGCTTTTTCAGAAGCTTCCAATTTCACTCCTCCTTCCTATGTAGAATCAAGGTGGGCCGGGACTTGAACCCGGCATCGGTTTGCATCGTAGTTTATGGCCGCCATGTTTCGGGCAAGCTTCACCGGAAAGACTAAGTGGGCGTTTTTCTGTACGGTCATGCCGTACAAACTCTTATAAGCGCCGGAGATTTTCACTCCTACTTCACTATTCGTTTTAAGGCGCTGCATACTCGTTCTGCCACCACCTTGGATGCGTCAACCGCATCTCCAAACGCCAACCCGGAGGAAAGGTTATTTCTAAGGGTCGACGCTTGGAGACAGGGCCGAAGCCGCTGCTCATAAATCTTTTTCTCTACGTTTCAACTCCACATCGAACGCTGTCTTGATAGTGGGAGTAAGAAGGTGGTCCGTAATATCTGAAATCAAATCCCAATTATGTGTTGCCTTCTCGTTCTGCTTAACAGCTCGGTTGTAACGGTGAGGATCGGCGAATCGATCTGAGTACGCTGTTTGGGTCAAGTCCAGAGCTTCAAACCACCGTTGTCTGTAATGGAGATACGATGATACCAGGGCTACGGCGAACTCCTGAACTTCCTGCTCTGTCACACCGCTTCCCCCTTGCCTTTGTTGCGATCTTCCCGTAAAATGGACGCAACGAGATACTTTAAGCGAGTTCTCAACGAGGTCCGCCCTGCCAGGCGGGCTTTTTTCATTTGTTCCTTTGCTGCTGCCAGATCCTTCTGATGCAAAGAAATCATCATTTCAAGCCACTTAATGTTGCTCTCCAGCTTTGCCGGGTCAATCACTGCTGCCTGCTGCTTAACCAGCTTCAGATTGTGCTTTGCATTCTGTGCCACGAATCTCGCTTCCCCTTCCAATTGTTCGAGTGTCATCATTTCAGAATCCCTCATTTCATGTATTGTTTGGCCTTCAGATCGGCACGGTGTTCTTTCCATACGCCCCGCCAGCTGAATCCATATTCCCGGCATAATGCCATGATGTGATGTGTGAACGCCGTAATGGCTTCGATGCTCTCCATGATGGCCGCCTTGACTGCAGCTTTGTCTGCTTCCGTCATTTGATCATTTCGCTTCATGATTGGTGCAAATCTCATTGCCGCTAGAGCTTCTTCGCCCTCTTCGAGCGATTTGTAATGTGTAGCCGCTTTATGTAGGTCAGCGCCATCCAAATAAGGAACACTGGCGCCACCGGTAACTTCTTCAGCAGCTGCGATATAAAGCCGGGGATCATCGAAAGCTGAAGCTGCCTGCCGCATTAGATGATTTGTTGCCGGCCGCTTTCCGGTCTCAACCTTCGCGATTGATGATCGATCCACTAGAACCTGATCAGCGAATTCCTCTTGTGTCATCCCTTGCTGCTTTCGATAATCCTGAAGCACGTCTCCTATAGACAATTTTCTCATCTCCCTCTGTCCGTTATAATCAGGGTAGTCGGACAAAATGGGGCTTGAAGAGGTCTGAATCGGACAAAATGGCACGTAATCCGCGTAGATATGTGACACACCGACGATGTACTATTTAGTTAAGCAATTCCCCTTGCCGCATTCCCTGCCCGCCGCTGCCGGTACAGCTCGGCGGGTTTGTATTATCCGGTTGCATGATTGCGTCTTGCCTTAAATTCTTTGCCAGCGTTCTCATTGATCCAACCAACCTGTTTCTCAGCCCACTGCATCAATAGATGAGTGATGACTCGCGGGTGACCAAAGTCTCTGATGACCGGGAAATCGGGGCGATTAAAGAGTTCGGCTGTTTTCGATTCACCAATTCCCAGCAAGTTCATAAATTCTTCCCGACGTAAGAATGGCGGAAGCTCTTGAGTAGTTGCAGTTTGTACTGATGCTGCGACCGTTTCTCTGATCCAACGTTCAAGGTCATCGGTTTCAATTACGATAACGGCCATTTAGATCACCTCTTTTTCATTATTTTTATTATGCAACGTTTTGTTGCCTTTATTGTCAAAAAAAAGAGTCCATTTGAACTTTAATCTGGTTGCTATTTTCATAGCGAGATCGACGCTGGGATTTCTTAATCCTGATTCAATCATCCCATAGTACTGACGGCTAATTCCAACATCTGAAGCTACTTCGTCGTGTGTTAAACCTGTATTATTCCTGATCTTGCTTAACCATTCTCTATCCATATTCACCACCCCTATAGGTAACATTGTGTTGCCTTATATCTTTATTATACGCAACATTTTGTTACTGTCAATACTTTTAAGAAACTATTTGTTACCTCGATTTAAAGCAACAATTAGTTGCGGTATAATGACCAAGAGGTGATGTTGTGATATTTAGAACAGACCGTTTGAAGAAGAAGAGATTAGAAAAGAAATTCACGCAAAAATATATGGCACAAAAATTAGGAATTACTCGACAAGCGTATGGTTATTATGAGACGGGGCAAAGGAGGGTTGATTTGGAGACAGCGACTGTGTTAGCTGAGATACTGGAGATTGAACCCACATACTTGGTGGATTTACAAGAAAATACAGTCACCGGCTATGACAAAGAGACCGAAGAAGCTATCCAGTTAATATTAGATGCTGCAAAAAGAAGTGGTCTATCACCTGGAGATCCAAAGTTCCGTGAAGTATTCCTTAAGGTAATTGAGGCGGTTACTATCGCAAACAGAGAGAATCACAAATAATTCTTCTTCGAGTTTTGTGTAATCTTCATCTTTTTGCATGTCTTCTTCTACCATAGGGTGTCACCGTCCAATTCAAAAGGGATTATTTCAACATATTAACATACGAACCCATGTTCGTAAATGTTCCAAAAAAATAGTATAATAGTAGGTGGCAGTGCGATGGAACTTGTTCCCGTGCGCTGTCGTATTCCCGAATTGCTTGTTCGGCGTGCCAAGATGGAACCGCCATCGAGTCAAATTAAGATCAATCAGCAATGGTTAGCAGACAAGATAGGCATTAGTAAGCAACAAATGTCTGATTACATCAATCTCCGCTCGGGCTACAAGAGCATGGGTATTCAGCGTGCAGCATTGATTGCTTACCACCTTGACTGCTTGCAAGATGATCTTTTTGTTTGGGAATGGCGATAGCAGAGTAGCTCAGCTGCTCTTAAGGAACGAGTACTGATATATATGTACCATTTGATTTGCTCGATCACCTCACTACCACGTAATCTACTTGTTGTATTACATAGATTAGCAGATCCAGTTGGAAAACGCTGTCGAAAAAGGACGAACGAAAGCACCCCCTAAAACCCAATGAAGGGGTTGACTTATATTCCTAGATTTGCTTTAGCACATACAATTCGCTTCCATCCTTGAATTTAATCAACGATCCATTATTCTCAATTGATATTATTTGATCGATTTTACATTCTTGCACCAGCGCCGTCCTTCCTACTAACACGAATCCTTGATCCTTATATGCCTCAGCTGCTTCGACCAAGATATCCAGTTCTTGATAAGAACCATCACTGGTGTGATATGCAAGCTCGGAATGTGAATTGCTGGTACGCTGCCATTTATCAATATAGTTGACGTCCTTAAGGTCTACATCCTTCCATGTAAAACTATCTTTCTTCTTGAGTTGTAGTTTCTTCATTCTTCTAATCATACCTATCTCCTCTGCCGAATTCTGGATGGTTTTTAAATCATTTTACGACAAGGTTCTACATACAGCATTGCATAAAATATTACAATCGTTTCGAGGTGGTTAAGTGGATTATGGATTTCATTACTCAACATCAAATTATGATGAAGGGGAGGACTACCTTGTCAAGAAAACTGTAGAGGTTCTTCACGATCCCTGTGATCTCCATTTTATGTATGAAAGTTTAATCATCTTCTACTCTAATTATCTGAAATATCATGAAGGCGCTGCGGATAAGCTCGTAATGGTTTGCCGGCTGGATATAGAGTATTATTTTCGCTTCATTGATGCCTGGCAGGCCCGTTATCGCAATGACAGGCTTCCGATTGATCCTCTATCATTTAATACCCTTTGGCGATACTACGAAAATAGAGGACTATACTATGAAGCCATCGACATCTGTTATGCGGCAATTGAATATGAGATTAGAGATTATACTATTGACGGTTATACTGAACGCTTGGCGAGATTAGAGAAGCGATTAGAAGAGCAATTAAAATATTCCTAAGAGGTGCGAAATGAAAAAATTGATTTTGGCTATGTCACTCGCGATGATGCTGGCCGGATGCAGTCCTTCCAAAACAGATCAAGCAGCTGAACTGAGCAGTCAGGCCGAACAACATTATAAGGATGGTGACCTGCAGAGTGCCAAAGCTGTGTATGAGAAATCACTTGAAATTAAAGAAGATCCAGAGGTCCGCCAGAAGCTTACGCTCACTGAGAGTGAAATAACAGCACTGGCAACCGTTCGGCAGTACCTGAGTGATCTGTATGCTGCAAATCAAGAGTTAAAACAAAACATCGATCCTAGTGCCTTGTATCAATCGGGTCTAAAAATTGACACGATCCTGAATGAGCTCACCAAGGTTCCAGTCCCTGATTACTCGGGGATCACGATGTATTTGGAGGAACTTGCTAAGGATAATGACTATTTCTTGCTCAAGTCGGATGTGGGGTTGTTTACCCTCAGCGCCCAATCGGGGCTACAGGTGGATGCTGTCAAACTAAACAAATCTATTCAAGCTTTCCTGGACAAACACTCGACAATTAGCAATTATAAATAACAAGGGGGTACACTCATGACCATAGAGAAGAAACGCTCATCTGTCCCCGTCCCCAAGAAAATACCAGCCAACAACAAACAGGGATACAAATGGCGTCTTGTCATTGAGGGCCCGCCTGATCCAGTGACCAACGTACGCACACAGATCCCCCGGGTGCGTGATACAATTGCTGAGGTGAAAAAGGCCTGCCAGGAAGAATATGACCGGTTAGCCGGAGGAATAAACGTCAAGAAGGCAAAGAAAGTCACCGTTTCTGAGGCTGCAGCTGAATGGCGTAAAAAATATATTAAGACGATCGACAAAGATGCCACACTAGCAATCAGAGATAAATCAATTAAAATTATTAATCGTTATATTGGTAAATTACCCATAGCTACTTTGACGAAGAAACAATATCAGGGAATGCTCGATACCATGGCAACGGTTGGGTATAAAGTAAAAGATAAAGAAAACCCTGGGCAGTTCGTTTATAAGCCTTATGCTGTAAATTCGATTAAGACTACTCATACTGCTGCTGGAATGATATTAGAATGGGCGGTCAAAGAAGGATTAAGAAAGGACGACCCGAGTGAAGGCGCAGTCATCAAAGAAAAAGCGCTGACCGTTGAGGAAATCGAAGAAGAAGATTTAGAAGCGTCTTATTTAGAACGACATGAACTCGAAAGTTTTTTAAACGCCGTGGTGAACCATGGATTGGAGCGTGATTTGGAAACATTCTATTTTTTAGCTTTCACTGGTCTTCGTTCGGGGGAATTATGCGCACTTAAGTGGGCAGACATCAATTTTGACACTACAATGATCCGGGTAACCAAGACGCTGTATAGCCCGAACAATAATATGAAAAATTACGAACTCACACCACCTAAGACAACAGGCTCCATACGATCACTTAATTTAGATCTTGCAATAATAAACTTACTCAAATCGTATCAGGAGCAGCAGACTGGAATTCATGAAAAATACAAAGCTCAGTTTGATGATCATCACTCTAAGAACTTTGTGTTATGCAGACCTAACGGATATCCGTATAATCCTACTAATGTACTCAATCGTATGGATCGGATTTTAGAATATACAAACATCACCAAGCACGCTACACCTCACATCTTCCGACATACCCATATCAGCATGCTTGCAGAGGCTGGAGTGGATATTGCGAATATCATGAAAAGAGTCGGACACGATGATGCCAAAACTACGACGAAGATTTATCTACATGTCACAAACAAGATGAAACAAGATGATGCAAATAAAGTAAATATACAGTACGGAGACTTGCTGAAATTGAAATAA